CCGGCCCTTGTCTTTACTGAAGGGTCATGTAGTGACCAGGGAACAGGGTGCGATGCTGCATCTCCAAATTCGCCTGGAGGTGCGTGCACAGCGCCAGCGAGATCGCCACGCCGATCCGTGACGCGTTCACGGTCAGCAGCGTCTGAGGCTGCCCGTTCTTGTCCGGGGCCAGCAGGTACAACTGGAACAGAGCGCGCTCATTCACGCCCTTGATGCGCGGGATCCGGTTCAGCTGAAAGGCGATTGGCGGATCCTGGACATCACCGAAACGGGTCAGCATCTCGATAGCCACCGCATCGTTGTCCACGAAATCATGCAATTCGTTGGTGACCTGTCCTTCAGCGGTAGTTCCGGTCCACTGCCATTCGCCGTTCACCAGTTCGCGCTTGAACCCCAGCAGCGCCTCGTTGAGGATCGAGTTCAGCACCAGCGGGATGTGCTCCTTAGGAATCTTGTCCCCGAGATTGATAGAGCCAGGTGGCTTAGGTTGAACCGGCATGGAAATCTCCACAAAGTGAGCAAGTTGTTAAAAATGGGCCATCAGATTCCCGCTGACGCATCGGCCCGTTAGCGTCGCAGGCGTGTTCTGGAATGTAGTGATGATCGCCCATCGGCGACCGATCGATGACGACATGCCCGCCAGAGACTTTGGCCTTGGCCTGCTCCAGCAACGGGTCGCCATCGGTCAGCCCCTCCTCGCGCAGCCGTTCCACATTCTTGGCGGGGCTGTAGTTCGCGCGGCCCTGTAAGTACGCTTCGATCGGCTCACCCGTCGTTAGGATGCGGGGCCCGGTACCCCATTCCCGATGACGCGGGTCGGCGGGATTGTCCACATTCAGCACACCGAGCACCGGGAGCTTTTTGCGGACCGGTTCACCCTTCGGGGTCAATGCGATCTTTTCGTCAGTGGGCGCGACCTTCGGCGGCAGCAGGTCGGGAGTCATGGCAATCAGCCGATCGCCCTGGCGGACCATCACTACGGTCGAGTCTCCATCGGGGGCGCCGGGATCGATGCCGACCACCGTCTCCTGGCCCATGAACACTGAGCGGCTTTTCCCAACCGTGGCATACATCCGCAATTCCATGCGGTAGTTGGGCAGCATGTTCACGCGGCGTTCGTCGGCGACCTTCAGCACCGATGCCAGGTCGGTCTTCGTTTTGCTGCTGATCCGCTTACCGTTCAACTTCTTGCTGGAATCTTTGATCAGCCGGGCTTCGAACCACGGCTGTATTCCAGCGACTGCGAGTACCTGGACCACCGCCTCCAGGATGTGGCGTTGTTTTGTGTCGAGCATGGGTTATTCCTCCACCCTGTAGTCGTGTTCAGCGACGGGCACCGAGCCCATATCGCGGACGATCGATTCCCAGCGGGCATCGTGGGCCTGCCAGTTGGGATCGAACTGGCACCGCAGGAGGTGTGCCACCTCATGCGGAATAGTGCTGCGTAGAACGGCGTGGTAATTCCGCGCCGCTATTTTCTGGTTGATGTTGATGGACCAGGCTGGGACACCATCGCTGACCAATTGAAACTGACACAGCGATTCAGCGGCATTACGAGAGTCGAGCACGGCGAAGCTGACGGCCGGAGGGATTAACTCCGGCAGTTTGTAGAGCAGCTGGCCGTGTATCAGTTCGGTGTGGATCTTCTGAGCGATCGCCACCTTCTGCGACTCGGTGAGAGTGGTGGGAGGCGGGGCTGGCCACACCAACCACAGCAGGACCAGCCCCACCCCACACCCTGCAAAGCCCCAATACCCAGGCTTCATCGGCCCGCCCGGGACTGTTCGAAGGGTTCATTGTAGATTTCAATGCCAGGAACCGCGGTGGTGCTGGCCTTCTTCACAGACCGTGCTTTCGCATTCAGCACCGACTTGTTCAGCCGCGCCTCCGGTTCCACCAGGTATTCCTCGGGCACCAGCTTGATGCTGACCGCGGCTGGCTGCTCTGGCGTATCGATCAGTCGATACTTCCAGTTGTCCTTCTGGGTGCTGGTGGATCCATAGGTCCCCTGGATCGTCTTCGGCGGGGCGGTGGAGATCACCATCCCGGCCAGCACATCGGCGCGCTGTTCGAGCTGCACGGCCTGGGCAGCGGATTGGGCGGCAGTGTTGATAGCGTCGTCCTGCTTGGCCTTCACGTCCTCCAGCTGCTCCTCCAGCGCGGCTTTCGCTTCCGGTGTGCTGGCGACTTCCAGCGCGGCCTTGATGTTGGCGGCAGCGTTGGCAGCAGCCTGGGCCGCCTCGGTCGCTTCGCGGGCCTTACGTTCGGCTTCGTCCTTCTCGCGCTGGATGCGCGCCTCCTCTTCCTGTTTTTTCTTCAATGCGGCGGCGGCTTCATCAGCTTTCTTCTGGCGGTACGCAGCCAGCAGCTTGTCGACGCGCTTCAGCACCGTGTCCATCAGATCCAGCTTTTCCTTCGCCTCGCCGTTGATCTTGGCCACCAGCTTGCGGTGCTCCTCGGTAGCCTCCAGCCGTTTGTTGTCCAAGCCCTTCATGGTCTCGTTCAACCGAGCGCGGAACTCGCCCATCAATTCAGCGTCCGTGTCTGATGGCACGACTTGGAATTTGTCGGCCTTGGACAGCAGGACGGCGGCCGATTCCATCAGCGCCCTGGCGGCACCGTGCTGCATGATGCTGGTGTACAGCACCACAGGCTTGGCGGCAGGGGCTTCGGATGTCTGGTTTTTATCAGTCACAACGATCTCCAGTAGTTAGAACATGCGATCAAGGGCAGCTGCATCAGGCTCCAGCGGGGTGAAGCGCTGGTTCATGGTGAAGCCGGTTAGGAATTCATCGAGCTTGTCACGCAGGCGAATCAGATCCCCGGGGGCGGGGATCACGCGGCATTCGAAATAGTCGAGGCCATCAGCTGCCACGCGTGGGTCGAAGCTAACGAACCACCAGTCCTCCAGGTCGGACACGCGCATGCCGTGGTAGATCTGCCATTTGCACCAGTCAGGCACGCGACGCTGGCGCAGCACTTCCAGGTGGACCTCGCCGTCATAGGGGCATTTCGTTTCCAGCCCGCCGATAGGCGTATCGAAGCCGGCCTTCGACAGCAGGCGGTCCGGGCTGTAGCCAAAGTGACGCACGCGGATCCGGTCGGTCGGGTCGTGCCAGTACAGGAACTTCGGGTCCCACACGTCATATTCGGGATGTCGATCCCAGAAGCGAGCAGTGGCCTGCTTTTCGTGGATCTGCCCCCACGCCAGCGGAGCCGGCATGTTTGGGGTGTCTTCCACCGAGTAGAACGGCCGCGGATTGCGCAGGTCTCTAGCGATCTCATTCCAGGCCGTGCGGCTGGACGTCATGATCCGCTGGGCAACCGAGCCAGTGATACGACCAGCCCGAAGAGCGCCATGCTCCTCGCGTGAAAGAGTCATTGCGCCACCTTGCGGCAACGAGCCGTCAGCCGTTCCTTCGCGTCTTCGAAGTACCGCGCCGGGATGTTGCGCACCTCGGTGGCGTTGTAGTGGTTGGCCATGTTTACCAGCCAATTGCTGGCGCGCTTACCGGTGATGCCGTGGTCAGACATCACAGCTTCCAGCTGCAGCACCTGATCGTCGCTCAGGCACAGCTCCTGCTCGCCGGGGACGGGGGCCGGCGGGCTTTTATCGAAGTCGATGCCGTCGTGCTTGTCGACGACCTCTAGGCCGTGCTTCAGCCAGCCCTTAGCATCACCCGGTACCAGCTTGAGCAAGCGACGGTAGGACACCTTCATCTCCATCTGGTCCCGGAACTTACCCTTCCATGCGAAGCCGCCCCTGGGGTTCTTCACCCTCGCCGCAGCCTCGGCGGCTTCAATGATTTCCCAGGGTGTGACCTCCACGCGCTCGCCACCGCTGGGCAACTTGGCGACCGACCAGACAGCGATCACATTGCCGCGATTTTTAACTTTCCAGTCCTCCTCGTGATCGATCATGCGGCGGTTGTTGTGGGTGTAGACCCGGAACTTGTCCTGCGAGAAAACGCGCGCGCCGTTGATGTCGGAAACCGCACCGCCCTGCATGGCTGCGTACGCTAGGCCGCGATACCCAGGCTTGAATGTGCACTCCACGATGCCGCGCGCTTTGTCCGCATAGGGGATCAGGTAGGCGTGAGCAGTCGACGGGGCAAGCGACATACCGGACCAGGCCACCTCCAGCATCGAGGCGCGAATGGACTCCGGCGTGCATTCCTCCAGCTGTGGATTGGCCAGGATCACCTGGCGTGCGTACTCCTTTTCGGCCGCCCACCGCATCTCTTTGTCAAAGCGGTTGCCGTTGAAGCGCGAGGGCAGCGCCCTGTCATCCAGGGCCTGGTCCAACACTACGATTCCCGTGCCTGTCTTCTTTGTCATCTCAACCTCCAGCGCATAACTTGTATGCGATCCTTTCACAACCGATTGACTTACGCAACAGCAAGCGGATACTACGGCCCGAGTTAGAGCTTCCGAATCAGTAATGGAGAACCCATGCCAGAAAAATTGAACGAGCCGCCGGATATGAATGACACCGAGCACGAAGTTCACGAGGCCGTGACGTACCACGAACTGCGGGACATCGTTCGCGATCTGCAGCAATACGCCGACTTCACTGAGCAGCAGGTCGCCAATGCTATTGGCTGGAATTCGGCGAGCATGAACCGTTTTATGAACGGCCAGACGAAGACCATGCCGCATCACACGGCATTGCTGCTGCATCGCATGCGCCGTCGATACCGCGAAGGAATAGACGCTAAGAAGATTGAACTGGCCAATGCGCTGATGGCGTCGGTTTCTCAGGCCAGCATTGCGGGGTAATCATGTACGGAAAGATCTTCCAGTCGATCTACGACGGCACACTGGTTACCAATTGGAAGGCCCTGGTCACGTTCGAGCAGATGATCATTTTATGCGACGCGGACGGGGTCTTAGACATGACTCCTTTTGCGATCCACAAGAGGACGGGGATACCGCTGGACATCATTCAGGAGGGCATCAACTTCCTGGAGCAGGCGGACCCGCTCAGCCGCTCCAAAGAGCAAGACGGTCGCCGCATCGAGCGGCTGGATGCACATCGCGACTGGGGGTGGGTAATTGTCAATCACCGGTACTACCGGGACCTCGTGTCCAAGGAGGAGAAGCGCGAGGCGGATAGAGTGCGCATTGCTAGCAAGAGGGCGGCAGTCAGGCAGCAGGAGCAGATGTCGCTAGATGTCGCAGAGTGTCGCAATGTGTCGCAAGTAGTCGCGGATGTCGCACATGCAGATACAGATACAGATACAAAAGAAAGAAATACGTCGGGTAAACCCGACCCCGTGATGAAACTCTTCGAGGTGTGGAAGGAGGCTCACAACCACCCCAGGGCGCTACTGGATCCGAAGCGCAAGAAGAAAATCCAGGCGGCGCTGAAGATCGGGTACTCGGTCGCCGAGCTGGAGAAGGCGATCAGGGGGTACAAGTTCTCCAAGTTCCACATGGGGGAGAACGACCGCAACATGGTGTACGACGGCCTGGACGTGATGCTTCGTGACGCCGAACACATCGACCGCGGCCTGGAGCTGTACGAGCGCCATAAGGCTGGCAATGGTGCTGCAGCAGGGGCAGATGATCCGTGGGCAAAGGGGCCGAGCCGTGGCGTCCATGGGTAACCCGAACGCCGCTCAGCGGCTGGATATGCTTCGCGGCATGCGCTTGCGCGGCCAGGTTCCGCTCGGCGCCATCATGGTGGTGACCGATCGGAAGGACGTGGAGCTGTTCGAAGAGATCAAGCGCCCCGTGATCGAGGTGTGGAGGCGCGATGCGGGGAAACTGGACTGGACGCCGATCACCGGACTGTGGGTGTACGCGGTGGTGCGGGACTGGGACATCGATCTGCGCACCGAGCTGTTCAACAGCATTCGCCTGGGCGAGCCCCTGTTGCTGAGCTGGATGGCTACAGCCAAGGATTCGCGCGATCGCTACGGACGCCGCATCGTCGGTCACATGGAGATCGAGCGGGGCATGCCCAAGGAGATCTGGATGACCTCCGAGACCGCCTGCTGCGGCGCTTCGGACCAGGACTGGCTAGACGCCATGCGTAACAAGCATCCGAAGGGAGGCTGGTACAGCTATGGCCGGATTTGATGGATTCGAGATCGCCGACGACGCGATCGACTTCACCCAGTACGCCATGCAGCCGGACGATAAGACCCGGTTCCTACGCCCGCGCGACGTTGAGCAGGGCATCAGGGACCTGTCCTACGGCAAGCTCGCACGCTCCGGGCTGACATTGCCCTGGGCCAGATGGCACAACAACGTCCGATTCCCGCGCGGCCAGACGACGATCTGGGGCGGCTTTACGCACCACGGCAAGACGCAGATGCTGAAGCAGCTGATCTGCTGGGCGATCAAGCACAACGAGCCAGCCGCCATTGCCTCGTTCGAAGAACGGCCCGAGGTGACGCTGTTCCACCTGTGCCGAATCGCCACCCAGGCGCGCAACCCCAACGAGGAGGAGATCGATATCTTCTGCCACTGGGCGCGCAATAACCTGTGGATCTACAACCAGAAGCGCCTGGTGACGCCGGAGCGGATCATCGGCGTGATGAACTACGCCGCGCGCGAGCTGGGCTGCTATCACTTCGTGATCGATTCGCTGATGCGCCTGGACATCGACCTGGAGGACCAGGAGCGGGTGAAGATGTTCGCCAACGCGCTCGGGCTGCACGCCGAGCAGTCGAACATCCACTGTCACCTGGTGGCGCACGTCACCAAGGGCGATCAGACCAAGCTACCGGACCTGTACAGCATCAAAGGCCCAGGCTACCTGTGCGACCAGGCCGACCGCGTGATCCTGGTCTGGCGCAACAAGGTCCCCAAACACGAGCGCAACCCCGAGAAGCACTACAAGTGGGACGCGGTCCTGAACGTGGACAAGCAGCGCGGCGATCCTGACTGGATCGGCCCGATCGGCCTGGACTATCACCACGACAGCACACAGCTGGTGCTGTCCGAGGACATTCTGAAGCCGGTCCAATACATCCCCGGCATCGGGGTGGAGAACCTAGAAACCATGGAGATGTTCGGGACATGAAGCAGAAGCCGGTCAAATGGCTGCGCCCAGTTGTGGTGAAGAACATGGTGTCGTGGCCAGAAAAATGCGAAGCCACGATCGTCACGCCGCAATCGGTCGCATGGCACCAGGCCCGCGGAACAGGGCTGAATTGTAAGCTCGCGGCGAAGATCGATTTCCGCGGAAAGAAGCTGTGCACGAAGCACGCAAGCATCAAGGCGCTGGAAGAATTAGCCGGCCCAACACCAGTGGAAGAAATCAATGCAGCACGATGAAGCCGCGCGAATGGTCGCGTTCGAGGGCACTGTGACCCTCGCCAAGTGGACGGACAGCAGCAGTTCCGGCCCGAAGGTTAGTTTCAGCCTGCTGGACCGCGATGCCTTGGCGCCGTTCGAGAAAGCCACCAAGCGCAAGGGCAAGAAATCCGGCCAGCGGTACCTGCTGATTCTCGCCGACACCGAAGGGGAGACCGTTCCCGAGGCCCCGGACGAATGCTATTTGCTGGGTGCCCAGTGGACACATACCGCGGGCTCCTCCATCACTTTCGCGATGGAGTCGGTGGAGTTCTGGCGCCGATTCACGACGGCCGACCAGTCGGAAAGCCCGACTCGATTCCACCTCACGCTGGTGGAGCTGCAGGCCGATGAGACCCCTGTCGATCAGGTCACTCAGGACGTGCTGGAGAAAGCCACCAAGCGCAAAGGCGGACCTAAGTCCAAGCACGTCGCCCAGCTGATTCAGGGCCCAGATTTCCGAACGTTCGTGGGCAAGCGGATCGAGCTACCCAAAGAACGCTGGGAGATGACGACCGCCGACATGGCGGACAAGTGGATCAAACAAGTTTGCGGCATCGAGTCGAAGGCCGATTTCGATTACGAGCCCGAAGCGTGGAAGCGCTTCGAAAACCTCGTCCGGCGCCCCTTCCTGTCCTGGGCACGGTCTTACTTTGGAGAGTCCTATGGAAAGTACTGACGCATCGCAGATGCCAAAACCCGAGGCCATCATCCTGGAGTTGCTGAAGCAAAGAGCCGGGGAGGTGGTCACCTCTCAACAGATTGCGGAGGCGCTATATGCGGGCCGCGAGAAGCTGCCGACATCCAACACCATTCAGGTGTTCGTGGCGCGGCTTCGCAAGAGACTGAACGCCACCATGCAGATCACGACCCTCTACCGCCAGGGCTACCGACTGGACTACGTCGCGCCGAGCACTGAGGTGGCAGCATGAATGCCGTTGCAGCCTTTATCGACACCGAAGCTACCGGGCTACACGAACCAGAGCCCGTAGAAGTTACTTTGTACATTTCGCCCGATGGGCCCGCGCAGTGGCCCATGGACGAAAACATGCTTTGGACGCAACGCTACGAGCCCAGCAAGGCGATCGAGCTGGGCGCCATGGCAACCCACCACATCATCCAGGCGGACCTCAGAGATTGTCCGCCGGCGTCCTCGTTCGTGCTGACCCCTGCCATCAAGTACCTGATTGGCCACAACGTCGACTATGACTGGGGCGTGATCGGAAAGCCCGACCATGTGAAGCGGATTTGCACGCTAGCGCTCGCGAAGCGCGTCTGGCCAGAGCTGTCGAGTCACAAGCTAGGCGCGCTGATGTATCACACCCAAGGAGCCACACCACAGACGCGAGACCTGGTAGTCCAGGCGCACGGTTCACGCGCCGACGTGCGCATGTTGTTCCAAGTGTTTGCCGAGATCCTGCCGTTGGCGTTGCCAGAGGAGAAATGGGACTGCGCCACCTGGGAGGACGTCTGGCAGCTGTCTGAAGAGGCTCGTATTCCCGAGCGGATGGAGTTTGGCAAGTACGGACCGAAGCCGGACGAGGGGCGCCCGCTGGGCATGCTGATCAGCGAGATGCGCCAGACAGACCGCGGCTACGTGAAGTGGCTGCTGAGCGGCGCATGCGACCAGGTCAACAACAACCCCTACCTTCAGAAGGCGCTGACACGATGAGTAACGAAAACGTGATCGATCTAGACCTCCATCGTCCGATGGAGGAAGAAAAACCTCGTTACCGTGTGGCACAGGACAGGGGCGCCTGCGAGCACTGCAAACGCGGCGCGTACTGGACGATCGTATCCGGCGAGGGCGACGCAGAGATTGGAATCGGCAGCGCCTGGGCCGACAGGGAGCTGGCCAACGACATTTGCGAGCTGATGAACATGGCTTTCGATGCAGGGCGTGAGGCGCCCGCACTAGAGCCCGCACCAGCGGGGTTCCGCGTGGACTACATGGCTGACACAACGGAAGTGTGTTTATTCATCTCACCGGGGTCGCTATCCAATTACGTCAGGATTCTTGAAGACGAAGGCCGAACCAACATTCGAACGACGCCTCTATACCGGGCTGCGAAAGGCAAGCAGTCATGACCGCCCTGATCAGCGAGTGCGGCAAGTACCGCTACAGCCTGGAGCGCCTGGTGGGCACGGAGGAAGAGCGACGCGGAGTGGCGTTGCGCACCGTGCTGTGGGTGATGCTGAATCCGAGCACCGCCGACGCACGCAAAGATGATCCGACGATCCGCAAGTGCATGTCTTTCAGCGCCAGATGGGGCTTCACCCACATGTTGGTGGGCAACCTGTTCGCCTGGCGCGCCACAGATCCGGCCGAGCTTCCCAAGGCGCAGCTGCAGGGGCACGACATCGTTGGGCCGCGAGCCAATGAGGTGCTGATCAATATGGCCCAACGCGCCGAGCTGGTGGTGTGCGCGTGGGGAGCACAAGCCGAAAGGTGGCCGCATCGTTCCCTATGGGTCCGGCGAGAAATCGCCAAGGTCAATCCGGTGACGATGGCCCTAAAGATCACCAACAGCGGCGAGCCGTATCACCCGTTGTACTTACCGCTGGAACTGGAGCCGCAACCATGGGCACCGTGAAGCCGCTGCTGAAGATCATTCAGAACCCCAAGGCCAAGGAGATCGAGGACCACTGGAACCTGGTGGCGTCGATGCGCTGCGTTGTAAGCGGCGATCCCAAGGTGACCCTGCACCACTGCAAAGGGGGGTCGATGCGTCAGGTACTGGGGTGTGCCGGCAATCCTGGCAAAGGGCAGAAGGTCAGCGACTGGCTGGTGATCCCGCTAGCCTGGCGCTACCACACGGGTGATTTCGGCGTCGACACAGGCCAGGGCGCCTACAAAACCAAAGAGCAATGGGAGGTGGCGTTCGGCAGCCAGGTGGACTTCCTGGTCAGGGTTAGCCGGCACTGCGGCTACAACGTTTTCGCTAAGGCTGGATTCCGAGTCGTGCTGCCCGGACTCAGGGGGCTGCCATGAGCAACGTTTTGCAGTTCACAGGCGCAACCAGGATTACGCCACAAGAAATTATTGAGGATCTTCAGGCCCGTGTTGACGCGGGCGAGGTCGAGCACTTGCTGGTGGTTACGATGGACCGCAACACCGCCACAGCCGTAGGGATGACGACATCCCCAGCGCATGTGTGCGTGTACATGAACCAGTTCCAGCGCATGCAGATCGAGGGACTGATGCGCGAGAAGGATATGGTGCCATGACCGCCGACATCATCGATCTGGACTTACGCCGTCCAGAGAAGACAGACCCACACCTTGCAGGCAAGGCGAAGTGCACCGCCTGTAGCCACAATTGGGCGGCCGTGGCACCAGTCGGCACCGATCGTCTGGAGTGCCCCAACTGCCAGACGCTGCGTGGGGTGTGGCTGAGCTTTTGCACTGGCCGCGAGGGCGTGGCGCTTTACACTTGCCGCTGCGGCTGTGATGTATTCGTGCTCACACCCGACGAGCTGGTCTGCACCGCCTGCGGCGAGTGCAAGGATGGCTGGTACGTTGGACAGGACCCTAACCCACCATCACCGAGACGCGCATGATTACTCTGGAGATACCGCTGCTATTGCCTAGTTTGAATGCGATGGGCGGGGCTGGCCGAGGGCACTGGACGGCCTGGCAGAAGGACAAGAAGCTGTGGACAGACTGGGTGCTGGTGGCCAAGCTGAACCAGGCGAAACTCTATGGCCAGCCGAGGTTTACACGCGCTCGCGTCGAGATCGATCGGCACTGTGTACAAGATGTGAAAGACGAGGATAACTTGCACGCTGGCCGGAAGTGGCTGATGGATGCGCTGGTTGGTCACGGCATCCTGAAGGACGACAGTCGCGAGCACGTCACGGTGGTGACCAATCAGGTCAGGTGCAAACGAGGAGCCCCGCCGCTGACGGTGGTCAGGATCTTCCCGCTAGAGGACGCGGGTCAGCCAGGCCAGGACGCACAACAGCAGACCCAGGGCGGTCAGGTTCACGCGCGGCGGCGAGGAGATAGCAAAGGCAGCCCAGCCGAAACAGATGGCGGCAAGGATCAGCAACATTAGGTAGAGGGTGCCCACGGCAGGAGAATGCACTGCCGTGGGCCAGCGTTCCAGACCTAGCCGGCCTGGCGACGAAGAAGGGCGGGAAGTTCAGCCTCGGAGCGTTTGCGGATGTCGCGCATGGCGGCCTGCCAGCCTGCTAGGTACGCCATCTCTGGCGTGGGTTTGCTCCGGCCGCCCTGCCATCGGCTAACCCAGCGACGCGCCTGCCACCATATCTTCTCTCGGTTTGTCATGGCGCCGTCCCTTAGATCTCGTCCCGGTAGTCCTGGTCTTCGAGAGGTTCGGACTTGCGGACGACAGCGGCGATTACAGACGCGATCAACGCGATCGCTCCGAGTATCGAGAAGAAAATACGAATGTGTTCCATGACGGTCTCCTGTGGTGGAGATTGGAGCCTACCGCATAGCACGTATGCGGGTAAAGTGACGCAATTCACAATCAGAGCTTGCAATCGCATAATAGCTATGCGAACTTACAGCTGCCGCAAGGCAATCACCAACCACAGGAGATGATCATGAAACGCGGATTAACCCTTACCCAATTGGCCCAGGAGATCGAGCGCCAGGCCGAGTCGAAGCGCGATTTCGTCGCCCCAGCCTCCAGGCTGGAGATGTATGTCCCGGAATCGAAGCTGGATAACCCGCCCCGCACAGCCATCATGCTGAAGGGCGGCGACGGCCAGGGCCGTGCCAATCAGATGGGTCTCGGGATCACTAAACACGCTCACGGTCAGCTGGCCGAATATGCCGGCATCCCGAGCGCCTACTACCACAAGATGGCGGCCGAGCAGCCGCACCTGTTGGCGACCAACGTCAATACCTGGCTGGCGTCGAAGGACGCAAAGGACGCACGCATGGTGCGCACGCTGGACGGCCAGATGCGCGCGCTGTTGTCCGATCGCTACCGCCCGCTGGACAACTTCGATCTGATGGAGGCGATCCTTCCCGAGCTGATGAACACTCCGACGATCCGCATCGAGTCCAGCCAAGTCACCGAGACCCGCCTATACATCAAGGCCGTGTTCCCGAAGATCGAGGGCGAGATCCGCAAGGGCGACGTGGTGCAGGCGGGCGTCGTGATTAGCAATTCTGAGGTGGGTTCCGGCGCGCTGCAGGTGTCACCCCTGGTATTTCGCCTCGTGTGTTTGAATGGCTTGATCGCGGCCGACTATGGCCAGCGTCGCAACCACGCCGGCAAGCGTCTGACCGCTCAGGACGAATCCTTCGCACTGTTGTCTGATCAGACCCGCGCGCTGGATGACGCGGCTTTCTTCAGCAAGGTTAAGGACATTGTGCGCGGCACGCTGAAGGCGGACGTATTCCAGAAGATCGCGAACTCCATGCGCGAGGCGACCGAGCAGCCGCTGGAAGTGGCGAACCTTAACGAAATTGTGGAAGTAACCGGCGAGCGCTTCGGCTACAACCAGAAGACCCGCAGCGGCATCCTTACTCACCTGATCCAGGGCGGCGACATGACGCGATACGGTCTAATGAACGCGATCACGCGCCAGGCGCAGGACGAGGACAGCTACGATTTCAGCACCCAGATGGAAGCCGATGGCCATCGCATCATCGAGTTGCCACAGGGGCAGTGGAAGGAAATTCTGAAGCAGGCAGCATAGGAGGGCTGCACGGCGCCCCACCCGCAGGGGCGCCGTACCACCATGGCGATGGATTGGAAAGTATGCGATCCTGTCGAGGTTCTTTGGATGCTCAAGAAATTGCTGTCACGCTTACTAAAGAGGGGGAAACATGCGAAATTAACACCGACCCCCAAGCTGACACCGGACCCAGAGACAGCCAGGCGGCTGTCCGAGGAACAGCAAAAGTATGCGGACACGGGCTGGCTAACTAAAGATCCAGGCCGCCGCTATAACAGTCAATCGAGGCAACAGTGAGCACCAAAGACGACAAAGCAATTGCATGGCAAGGCCGGATACAGGAGCGCGCAGCGCACGCCACCAAGGCGATCCTGGACCGTTTGGCGACAATGCCCAAAAGTGGGCTGAACAATCTTACCCCGAACGAGCGCCGCGACCTGTCCGAGACGATCGCCAAGCAGATCGTCGACACGATGGGTGCTCTGGGCACCTTCGTGACCGCTGGAGCGCAGGACTTCCAAGTCTGTCACCTGGAGGGCGTCAACATCGGCAAAGCCGGCAAGGTCTCGCTGAAGCTGACCCCGCAGGCCACCGAATCCGGCGGCGTCAATCTGGGCCTGCTGGCCGCCAATGCAGACAAGCAGGTGGTGGTCGCGATGATCAACGGGCTGGCCTACAGCCAGGCGCGTGAGGCGCTAAGCAAGGCCATCACGCGCGAGCAGACCGACTGGGTGCAGCGCTCGCAGGACACGGACATGGCTGAGCAAGAGACCGTTGCCGAAATCGAGGCCGAGACCGAAGCCCGACCGGACGGCAATCTGAACTCGACCCCCAGCGATTCACAGGCACCGGTCGAATACGACCCTGGCTTTACGTCACAACCCACCGGCGACCTGATCGCCGAACAACCTGGAGATGGAGATGGCGAGCAAGAAAATGCAGGCGAACAGGAGCCGGCCACGAACGCAGAAGCAATCGGCGCGACCGCAGAAAGTAGAAATCGACTGGAAGGCGGTATCCCCGGATCTGAAGATGGATCCAGCGTTGGAGCTGGCAGAGATGATAGCGGCAGCCCGCAAAGGCCCGGTGAAAGTAACGATTCACCGCTTGCCCGGGCTGGACGGCGTGTCCGCCGGCGCACAGCAGATGCGGACCGACCAGCCACGCACTGAGTCCGCGAGAGCGGGGACCAACGAAGTGAGCGGCGCGGGCTACGCACGGGCGATCGGACAGGCCAATGCTGCGATGGAGAAAGTCCGGCTCGATATGGCGCAGCCCACAAGCGAGGTAGAGCACTTGTTCAGTCGGCTAGAGCAAAGCGTCCTCGGCCTGTTCGAGGACCAGCGCTTGCTGGCCGATCGGTTGGACATGGCTTTGCGGCCGTCCCTGCTGGAGAAGCAGGAGGCAGGTACTCGGGCGGCCGACAGCCCGATTCCTTCGTCCAGATTAGGGCGGCGCCTGCTGGAATTGGTCGAGCAAGTGGGCAGGCTGCGCGTCGAATCCAGTGACCTGGCTGCACGAGTAGCTCTGTAGGGACATGGCAAAGCCGAAGTTAAGAGATCTGTTGAAAGGCGCCACAGGCGGCGACGCATCATCGTCTCCTGTGGAACCTGTGGCGCCTGGGTCAGCCCCGTCGGTCGCTGCTCCTCCTGCAGCAACCTCGAAGCCAGCGGTCGACGGGGCCGCGACTCGACCAGCGCGACGACCGCCAACCCAAGAAGAGATTCGAGCGCAGACGAAGCGACTGCTGGTGCGCAACTTCGTGCGCATGTTTCTCACGCCTGGCGACACGTTCATGAATGCCGCGGAGTGTTATCGGCGCGTGAACCCGGACTGCACGGACTCCAAGCAGGCCAGTCAAGAAGGCTGGCGGCTGACGCAGGACCAGGACGTTAAAGACGAGTATGCCCGCCAGCTGCGAGCGATCGACAAAGCGGCGGATATGGATGACCAATGGGTTTATGACCGCTGGCGCGCGATCGCCAACGCCAACATCTTCGACTACATCAAGGTAGATCCCGAGACAGGGGTGGTGGACTACACGAACCTTGATCCGAACAGGCTGACGCCCGAGCAGCAGATGTGCATCCGAGAGATTCGGGTGGACCCAAAGACCGGGCGATTGACGAATCTGAAGCTAGCGAACATCGACCAGGCAGTGGCCAACGTGGCCCGAGCCCGCCAGATGATCGACGGCAAGCGCGATCCAGGCCAAGTGGACCTGGCCCAGCGCATCACTGAGCGCATGAACAGAGCAGCAGCGAGGGTCGGCCGGACATTCGACGAATCAGGCAACCAAGTATGACAACAATCACAAAATCTCTATCGCGCGAGGATTGGGACTACATCCACCACGCGCTGACAGCCCGAGCCAGACGCCAGACTGGCAAGCTTCGCAACGCGAAGAAGAAGGGTCACATGGATCACAACGTCCGCTACTTAGAGCAGGACACCAAGCGCGCCGAGGAGCTGGCGAAGAAGGTAGCAACATGAAGCATCCACCGTGCAAGCAAACACCGCACACCCAGATATGGGACATGTTGGAGCGGCTTCGCGCCCTGCCCGACAAAGGCATGGAACACCCAGCTGATGATGCGGGCCTGGGCGCGTGGTGGATACATGCCCCCTGGATGAGCTGCGGCGCTTGGCATTGGCACTACGTGTCAGTAGTCCATTTGCGCGACCTGCCCGGGCAGAGCAAGCCCCCGAAGCGACTATTCCCGGAGGCCACGCACGAGGTAGTGGCGTTTGCCATCGATCCAGCCTGCCATATCGATCCCGAGGCGGACCAGCTCACGATGCCGAGATTCCTGGCCCCGATCTCAATCGGTCAGCAGTTCACCGCCGCGAATGATGCTGAGGCACTGGCCTTGATCGAGCGCTGCCTGGATCTGGTCGTGGCCGGCAACCTGACGGTGGAATCACATGACCGCTCGACATGGGCGCACCTGTTGCTGGAGTGTGAGGAATGCCGCAAGGGCCTTGCCCAAGGTGGAGGGCTCGACAATGCCAACTAACTCGTTCGAGGTAGGTCAGGTCCTCATCTGCGTGAAGACCGACCACCGGCGCGGTGTCGAGCCATATCCCATCACGGTCAAGAAGATCGGCCGTAAGTGGGTGAACTACGAATCAAAGTACGGCACAGGTCGATTCGACAAAGAGTCGATGGCGGTCGACGGCATGGGGTACAGCTCGCCCGGCCAGATTTACCTGTCGATGGAGGCTTACCAGTCCGAGCTGCATAGGACGGCTGCCATCAAGGAACTGCGCGCTCTGCTTGACTGGCGTTCGGGCATCGATTTACCCGAAACAGTGACCGTCCAGCGAGTCCGGCTGGTGCTGGAAATACTTAAAATCGGGAGCGGCCCGGATCCTCTGGAGGTGATCCAGAAGTTGCTGGCCGCGCTGCCGCAGGACGAACAGACCCTAGCCACCTACCACGCACGGGAGGAGCTGGCCGCCGCGCGTCAGTTGTTCACATGACGAAGATCGAGAAGGCCAAGCGCGACCTGGAGATCGCCTGCCTGGAGCGTCTGACGACCGAACTCGAAGGCATCAGGGTGTCCCTATACAGGGACGGCGCCGGTGTGGACCTGGTGTTCACGGCCGAGGACGTGCAAAGAGCCGCCACGCGCCAGCTGACCGACCTGCGCGCAAAAAACAAGTGCGACGGGTTCAGGACCACGCTGGCCGGCGATGCGCTCTACTGCACGCTGGAGTCTGACCACGAGGGTCAGTGCCTGGCCGCCGATGGGCAGCAGTGGTGGCGAACGTGAGCGCCGATACGCCCGAGGACCTGCGCAAGCAGTGGGAGAGCTGCAGAGGCTCGCAGAAAGGTCAGTACCGTCTGAGTCACGCCAAGGTGGGCGTGCTGCTCGCGCGCATCAGCGATTTAGAGGCAGACCTGGAGCGAGCCACCCAGCGCGACGAGCTGGTGGAGCGCGTCGAGACCCTGCAGACCGAGGTGGCGCACCTCCGCGAGGCGAACCAGGTCCTACAGCAGCGGGACGATTACGTGACGGGGTGCCTGGTATGACGATCCTCACCAGGGCACAGCTGTATTGCGATGTCGGCCTGAGGTGCAACAAGCAGATCGTGAAGACGATCGAGGGACCCGGCGCTGCTCAGCAGATACGCACATGGGCCAAAGCACGAGGATGGGGAAGCTGGGGACAGCGTGATGCGTGCCCGGAGTGCTGGAAGGAGATGCACCGATCAGGAAACGTGGAACCCCGCGACCTGGATGAAGAGGTGCAGGCCGGGATAGACGGGGAGCGCGGAGGATGAACCGCGCACAGTGGGAAGCGTGGAAGACACGCCACCGCCGATGGTGGGACTTCCTCACGACCCCAGTGCTGGTCATTGCCATAGTGGTCATCAATGCGCTGATTTGGGTTCGAAGATTGAGACGTTTGTAGAGAACAGCCCCTTACCAGGGAGAAATTGCACGATGTTGGGCAATCGCAGATTGAGTCTGATAGCTCTGGCCCTGATGGGTGCGACCGCTTCATTGGATGCGCCGACCCGGCAGAAGCCGGTTGCCACTGAGCCGCTGAATCGCGCGCCGGAGCCGGAACCGTCGCCGCAGAAGAGGGGCAAGCCAGTGCTGGATCTGTATGGCCGCCCGGTCCGCGCGCTGTCGTACGCGCCGGTGAAACTTCCGAAGCCGCAGCCAAAGAGCAATCACGGGGCAGCAGATCGGCGCCGCAAGCGCATGGTGTCCACGGTCATGAAGCACGCCATACCCACGCCCGCCGGATGGCGACTCGGGGATGAGGAGCGCGCACGGCTTGTGAAGGCAGGGTTCAGCGATGAATTCATTGACGCCACGCTGGCCGCGGCGACACCGGAATCGATGATCCTCGGCGAGAAAGGCGGCTACGCAGTGGTGGATGATTGCGGCCCAGTGCCAGATGAGGCATGGGATCTGCTGTCGAAGGCGTCGAGCGCCGCAGATTCTTGCGAGGCGCCCCGAGCGGATAGACAGAAAATTGCGCAGGAGAGCTAAGGGGACATCGAAATGAACATTTTGTTGCTTGCGGCCATGGCCTACCTGGGCTGGGGCATGGGCGTTCTAATCCGCGCCGGGTTCGTTGGTATCTTCAATCGCGCACGAGCCGAAACCCTTTCAAACACCAAAGGCAAAGCACACCAGTGCTTTTTGCTGATCTTCATCATCATCGCGATGGTCTGGTGCTGGCTGACATGGCCACTGATCCTGGCGCTGTACCAACGCGATCGAATCAACCAGCGCGAGGAAGTCTAGATGGACTCCTCGCATGGCGACCCGCTGGCCTGGCTGCATCACTTCAGCCGCAGCGTGATCAACGACACCGTGGCCCATATCGGGCAAGGGAGTGGGTATGCAGCACTACATCCATGTGCATTCGAAGCCGAACCGGGCAGCACGTCGGCGCCAACGCCACCTGATCGTCCACCAGCCAAAGAGACCGCCACCACCGCCGAAGCCACTACCAACCCCCGACCTCCCCATCCCTGAAGCCCCTGTAATCGTCCAAGCGCCACCGATCGCAGTCCTAGCTGAGGAACCGGCGCCACCGTCTCCGTCCCCACCTGAGATCGAACAGACCACGCCCGAGCCCGCGCCCACCGGCTGTGCGGTCACTCAGGCCCAGCTGGTCGCGTGGTTCAACAAATGGCGCAAGCCAATGCGCAGCTGGTTCCGCAATAGAGCCGGTGTGCCACCCGGGGACATCGACGACCTGGCGCAAGAGGTGTTTCTGCGGCTACTCCGCTACGGCACCGACAAGCTGGTGGAGAACCCCCAAGGCTATCTATTCAGAATCGCCAGCAACGTCGCCAACGAATGGCGCGAGCGAGCGAGGAACGCAAAGCCACACGACGCCGAATGGCTGGACGACCTGGTGATCGAGAGCGAGGCGCAGCCCGAAGAGATCCTGATGCGCGAGGACAATGTGCGAGCGGTGCAAGATGCGCTGGATCGATTGCCTCCCCGAGCGCGCATGCTCGTCATTCAGCACTCCAAGGGAGAGGGAACGTACAAGCAGATGGCCAAGGAGCACGGCTTGACGTATCGCGTGGTGCTGCGTGATCTGACGCGGGCGTACAGTTCGCTCCGTCTCAGGTTTCACGAAGAGATGGACTGATGCGTACCTTCCAGCAGATGTCGGATGAGGCGTATGCGATGCGCCGCAGATTGCTGCTAGATCGGAAGAATCCCGACGAGGCAGAATTCACCGCAACCAGGAAGGAGATGCGGTTGATGGGCAAGAGGCCCTGGCGAGACGAACCACAAACCACATACGGCGACCGCATCTGGGGCTTGAAGCTGGTGCTGGTTCCTGGAGATTGACGTGACAGAAGCATGCAGTGATGCGTGGTCATGGGCTGAGACGGTAGCTGTGCTCGGTCTGTGCGCCATGGTGGTGGGGGTTTGCTGGGCTTATGCCTGGGCGACGACATACAGCAATTCAGACGAGAAATAAGGGGACAATGACATGGGCGGAATCGGTGGGAAGGAGCTGCTGATCATTCTGCTGATCGCGGCGGTGATCTTTGGGGCCAAGCGCGTACGCGAGCTGGGCGAGGGCATGGGGCAGTCCGTGCGCGACTTCCGAAAGTCCCTGCGGGACGACAAGGACGGGCAGTCATGATTCACGAGAGAGTGGTGAAGCGATTCCGATCCAGTTGTACCTGCGGCGGGTACGCGTGGGCCATGAACGGCCGCAATCCGATGCGCCCGCATATGAGCTGGTGCCCGCAGTATTCTGAATACAACGAATGGGCGGATGCGATGGGCGAAGAATTCGTCCGCAATCCTCGCGGTACCGCCATCGAAGGTAGGCTGGACATGAACCTTCATGCGCGGGTGAGCGCTGCTGTAGCGGACGCTGGCATAGCCAATGATGGCTGGAACGCGCGATTCCGCGCCGCGCTGGAGAAGCAAGGGCTACGGTTGGTAGAGCCTAAGCACTGGATTCGAGCCCCGGATCCAGTGCAGAGGGGCCTGGATGCGTGGTCCGCGGGCAGTATGCTGGTGATGAAATGAACACCAGCCGTCGTGGATTCCTGAAGCTGATGACCGCCACGATCGCCACGCCGGTGATCGCCAAGCTGTCGATCGCCTCGCAGCTGGACGAGGGCCTGGTACTGCCCGACAAGATCGAGGCCGTCCAGGTAATCGAGCCAAAGATCATTCAAAGCGGCGCCGCCAGCTACGCGCGAGCCAACCGCATCTACTGCATGCCCGGCATGGTCGGCCAGCTGAGTGATCACATCAAAGCCGCCGCCATGGGCGCTCTGCCTGGAGGCACGCACTTCCAGGTCCGAGCGGTGCCCATGACTGGCGCCGATCTCGGGCGAGCACGCGTCCGTCGCGGCCCTGCCGGTGTGGCGCTGATGTGGATCACCGAGTCTGACGTGACGCCGACGGACGGCGAGTACGAGCTGGTGGGCAGCTTTATGGTGCCGAAGCGTGAGGAGGTCGTGCTGGTGCCCGCGCACCCCAACAGCGTGGCCGCGCGAGTGGCGCGAGGCGAGAGCATCGACGACATCGCCACACAGCTGAGCACACCACCCGAGCCGCAGAAGCGCAGCGTGTTGGATTGGCTGCTGAAGGGCGGCCCATGGCGGGCAAAGGCATGAGCCACGTATGCAAGCCGCGGTGGTACTTCAAGCGAGGTCCGCTAGGAGTGCGCGTGCGTAGCGCCGTCGCGTCGCCCTGGTGGCGTTGCCGCTGCGGCCAGTTCTACATCGGACCAGGTAACCCATGAGCAAGCTCAAACTGTCGGACTTCCCCATGATCCACATCCCGGTGAAGGATCGAGCGGTGCAGCCCACCGGCTGGAAGCCCGTGGGCCCGGAAATGATCAACCCCGAGGTCGTGGTGGTGAAGGCGGGAACGCCGATTTGCTGTCCAAAGTGTGGCGATCGCATCGGCGTGCTCGGCGCTGATCTGTACTCGGGCATGCGAGTGCGGGCCGACATGATCGAGTTCGCCCAGGGACAGAAGAAGCACAAGGACCAAAAAGCCGAGTGCACCCGCTGCCAGGCGCCCTACATGGTTCACCACATTCGCGTGAAGTCCGGGAAGCGATCACTGACCACCACGGTGTACGTGGAGATGCACGGGCAGCGCCGATGGATCTGAGGCCCAAACAGCGCTGGCGCTACAACTGGACCATCAAGGCATGGGTCTGGTCTGACGAGCGCAGCTGGATGTTTTGCTTCCCTGGCGACTTCGGCTGGCAGATTACGGGCCATTCTGAGATTGGCCCGTACTGCCGACTGCTCAGACCACAAATCGCATAATCCATTGCGCAATACGATGCCTTTGGGGTTAAGATCGCATACGGAGCATGCGCTACAGCAGCGCTGCCCGTTCACAACAACCTGAGGTATTCCTATGCCAATCGAACGCAAGCCGGTCGACTCATCACAGATCCACAATGTGGGGTACGACCCTGACACCAAGACGATGGAGATTCAGTTCAAGAACCGCGACGGCGCGCCCGGGAGCGTGTACAGCTACGCCAACGTGGAGCAGGCCGTGGCCGACGATTTCTTCCGCGAGAAGGATGAGAACGGCGAGAAATGGTCAGTGGGCCGTCACTTCGGACGCACGCTGAAGGCGGATCCGAAGAAGTATCCGTACACCAAGTTGCCCCCGAAACAATAGTAAGGGGACCCGGCCGGGGGTGCGGAATGCTGGCCCCGGATGCCTCGCGCCACGTTTTTCCCCCTGAAAAGACGAGGGCATTCCCCGGCACGGGTTTTAACAAATGGACGACACCGAATTGATGGAAGAGATCCATAGCGAGCTGGAGGAGCGAAGCGCTCGATTCAGCAAGATCGGCACCGGTTTGCTGATGCTCGCGATCGTGGGACTGTGGTGCGCCTCTCAGGCGATAGTCCCATGAAGCCTGGCAGTCGCGTGGTTCACGTCTTCCTGACCAAGCGACCGATAGATTCGCAGGAATGGCCGGCGGTGTACTCCGAACTGGAGAATCAAACCACCACCGGCCGCGAGCGCGCCGAAGCCGCATACGGCCGGTGCTCACCGGTGATCACTCTGGACTTCGACGCCGAGCTGGCCACATCCGATGAGCGCAATCGGCTAGTGGAAGCTGTTGCGGCTGTCCGCCGCGATCACGATGCATTCGAGCAAATGAACGATGGCAGCGCGCCCCGCAGAGCGCTTGAAGCGCACCAACAACGCGGAGCGCTGCTGGAAGTGATCGAGGGGTTACTGAACGGGAGCCTGCGACTATGAAGCGACGGCACAAGCTACGCGTCGATGCCCTGGGCGTAGGTATATCCATTGCGGCCATGATTGTTGCCGTTGCAATAATCGTAATTGGCGGCAAGGTGAGCGAGCACCACGCCATCAGCAAATCACACGAGGTGACCGAGCGATGAGAGAGACACTCTGGTACGGATCAGCGGTCGCGATCGGCACGCTGGCCGCGATCCTGTGGGGAATGGTCCGCAAGCGCCGAATCAAACGGCAGGATCACGACCGCCTGATGACGAAAGATGAATACGATCGACGCAACAACGGACGCACACCATGATCGACCCTGGTTCCAAGCGGTTGGACGCAGCGATGCCCGGCACCCCGCAGCTGGATGCTCTAGTCAAGAAGCACGGCGCGCTGGGCAGCCGATTGATCCAACTGCGCATACCGCAGCAGGAGGAGATCGCCAACGCTGCCTTCGAGGAAGGATTCATTCCTGCGATGAATGCGCTGGAGGTCAGCGCCGACCATCTAGGCCAGGCCATGAACCTGGCTGGCTACGGTCAGTGCGGTGGATGCGAGGAGTGGTTCCCACAGCTGGAGCTGGAGAAGTCCGAAGGCGCGGAGTTCATGGAGGTAGGCGAGAATCCAGAGCGCTGCGCTGAGTGCAAGATGGCCGAAGACACCGAGTGGGCTGCCCCAGCGCCACCTGAGCCGACCACGCCCGAGGAGATCGCGGCGGCCGAGGAGAAGCGCGCCAAAGCCCGCCAGGCCGTGATCGATCAGGAAGCCCGCAAGGCGCATCGCGACGAAATCCTGGCAGCAATTCCCGAGCCCGAGCAGGGAACCAAAACGGAATAGGGGAATTGCTCAAGCATAACGGCTATGCGAGGATGCAGCCCTTATGCGTGTTTTTGTATTGGCGAGTTCATACAGGGCTTACCTGGACTGGTGCTCAGCGCGTCACGTCAACCCGCGCGCGGCCGAATGTGTAACCAACCCGGCCACGCTTCGCGGCAAGATGCGACCTGGGGATCAGCTGTTCGATGCCCGCACCGAGCGGCTGGATATCAGGTCCCAGGTGGCCGCGTAACGTTTCCAGGGCGCCTCGACCGCAAAATGGTATGGCTTCGGCATCGGTTAGTCCCCACGACCGATGGTCGAGGCGCCCGTTTTCACACGCAACCATGGGAGTTATTGATGAGCAAGACATCCGAGCTGGAAGAACAGCGGCGCGCCGAAGTGCGCGAAGAAGAGGTGCGTAAGCGTCGCGAGCACCGCGCTGAAGCCGTGAAGAAGCTGGACAAGGCCACGCGTGACCAGCTGCCGCGGTGGAAGTGTCACAAGGTAGTGAGCGCCGCCAAGATCGCGAGCATCACTCTGTCGTACGATCCGCAGCGGGACCGAGCCGTCCAACTGCTATACCCCGACGACGCGGCCCTGGCCCCTATCCCCGTTGACCAGGCGTTCATGGCGAAGCACAACCCCGTGGCGCCTGGTTACTTCGTGGTGTACGAAGACGGCTACGAGTCCTGGTCACCGGTCGAGACGTTCGAGGCGGGCTATACCAAGCATGACGAGCAGCCGCCGCGCCCGAACTTCGACGCACTGAACGAAGGTTTGATCTATCGCGAGCCGATCGACAACGGCGATCGCCACAATGGATAGCGTCGAAGATCTCCAGCACATGTCATTACGGGGAGTCGAACAACTCCCCATGATCCCTGTCGAAGGGCATGAGGACATGTACATCGAGGGAGCCGTCTTCTGCGTGGCCACCTTCAGGGCACCGCTAGACAACCGCCTTTTTGATGCGGAGTACCGAGCTGGGATTCTGCTGACAGATTTCGGCTTCTACCGAGTCGGTGAAGTTGTTCAAGGGCTGGTACCCAAGGGGAATCTCGGGCGAGCCGTCGCTGGGCTCGCTCCGAGATACACCACTCACTGATTCGGAGCTTTAGCTCCAGCCAGGCGTTGCTCCTCGGTCCATCCAACCGAGGAGCATTCGATGAGCAAGAAATCCGACCAGGACCAACAAGCGGCCCGCGACAAGGAAGCCCGCGACCAGGGCAACAAGCAGGCCCGCGAGGACAGCGCAGGCCGTGGTGACCAGACTATCGTCGGCGAGAAAGGCGGCCAGGCGGCTGTTGAGAAAGCCCACGAGCGCCAGCAGTACGACTCCCAGAACCGTCCGACCGAGGACAAGGGACGTATCGATCGCGAGGTGCGGGGGCTTCAGCGCGACCAGGCGCAGCGCGGCCGTGATCCCAACAGCCCAGACCGCGACGTGACGATCGCCGATGCGACGGGTGAGCGGCAGCCGACCACGGTGCATCCCGATGGCACCACGACCACGCAGCCGCCCAACACGACGCAGCCCAACTACCCGCGATCTTTGGCCGAGGGTGGTGTACACCCGAGAGGCGAAACACCGTAATATTCACCCACTAATTCACCACGAAGCGTATGGGCCGATCCCTGGGTATTCCCGGCAGTCTGCGTGCGGGCAGGCAAGGCCACCAGCTTGTGACAGCGAAACGCGGGGCCCCGCACCTTGCCCCGCGGATCGGACAGAGCTGGATTAACTCAGTGGCTTAGAGTGCCCGCCTGTCCCGCGGGAAGTCGTGGGTTCGAGTCCCACATCCAGCGCCATCTTTCTGGGGTCGTCTAAGACTAGGACGTGACCTCCCAAGCGGCCCCGTAGTGCGCACATCGGGGAGATCACCGCCGGAGGGCAAAATGTGGCGTTCGATTCCCACCCCCGGAGCCATCATTGAATGTCAATCCTTCCGTTGAATCGCATTCTGGCTATGCTGCTGTGAATGCTCCCACAAGCCATTGAAGACAAGCTTCTAGACTTCGTCGCCGACACGTTCTGGTCCGCCGAGACATGGGTGGACACGATGTACCCATGGGGCGAGAAGGGCACCTTCCTGGAGAAGTACGAAGGGCCCGACGTCTGGCAGCGCAAGGCGCTGCAGGTGATCGACCAGCAGCTGGTGAAGATCGCGCTGGCACAGCAGGCCAGGGATTCGGGGATGGCGACTGCTGCCCAGCTAGACCTGGACAACACCATCCGCATGGCCGTCAGCTCCGGCCACGGCGTCGGCAAGACGGCGCTGATCAGTTGGATCGTTCAGTGGTTCATGGCCACCCGGCCCAACCCGCAGGTGGTGGCGACCGCCGGCACGAAGAACCAGCTGACCACCAAGACCTGGCGCGAGGTGAAGAAGTGGCTGGACGTGTGCCTGGTCGGCCACTGGTTCGACTGGTCGCAGACGGGCTTGCAGCTGAAGGAGCAGCCAACCTGGAAAGCGAACGCGATCCCCTGGTCCGACAACAACCCGCAAGCGTTCGCCGGCACGCACGAGCATTACGTGCTGTACCTATTCGACGAGGCGAGCACGATTTCCAATGCGATCTGGGAGACGTCCGAGGGCGCATTCACCACGCCAGGGCCGCACATCTGGCTGGCCTTCGGTAACCCTGAAAACGCCACCGGGCGCTTCCGCGAGTGCTGGGGCTTTCGCCGCAAGTGGTGGATCACCTTCGAGGTGGACGCTCGCGATTCCAGGCTGAGCAACAAGGCGCTGATCAAGACCTGGCTGGAGCAGTACGGCGAGAACTCGGACTTCTTCCGTGTCCGTGTGCGCGGCCTGCCGCCGCTGACCGGACCTCAGCAGATGATCGGCACACCGCTGGTCGAGAAGGCCGAGAACCGGCTGCGCAACAAAGAGATCGAGCCCAACAAGATCAGCCCGATGGAGCCGCGGATCATGGGCGTGGATCCGGCGGGATCAGACAGCACCGAGAGCGCTGAGACGGTGATCCTGATGCGCCAGGGTCCGCTGTGCTTCCCGGACATCGTGGCGCTGCGCGAGCCCGATGGCATGAAGGTGGCGTCCGAGATCGTCCACTACATCAACCTGTGGAAGCCGGACATCGTGTTCATCGACGCCCACGGGCTGGGCAAACCAATCTACGACCGCCTGGTGCAGCTGAACCTCGGGCACATGGTGATCGCTGCCTATGCCGGTCAGAAGGACTCGCTAACCGGCGAGGACAGCAAGGTCTATTACAACAACCGCATTCTGTGGTGGGCCCGCCTGAAGGCATGGCTGGAGGGCGGCGCGATCCCGTACCTGGCTCGTCTGCGTGACGACCTGATGGCGCCCAAGCGCTACTACGACACCAATCTGAAGATGCTGCTGGAGTCCAAGGAGGACATGGCCTTACGCGGGATTCAGTCGCCGGATTATGCGGACGCGCTGGCGCTCACCTTTGTGCAGCCGGTACCGAGAAAAATAGGTGACGAGGGCGGGGCAGCAACCGAGCCCGACGCCGTGTAGACGCCCCCACGCATAACCATTATGCTGACCACTCAAATGACAAATGCTCACGCCCCAAACGCCAGGCTCAAGGAGCTAATGGAACAAGAACACGACCTGACCCGACCGCTGATCGCGGAAATCGTGGGCAGGTCTCGTCCCCTGGTCGACATGTGGCTACGCCCCAAAGGCTCGCCAAACTATCGACCGATGCCTGATCGAGACCTCCGGTTGCTGGAGTTCGAGCTGGGCTACCGCAAGCCGGGCTACACCCGCTTACATCGAGGAGTTGCGCTCATGTCCCTTAAGGAAGGCACCACGCTCTGGTGCATCGTCAGTCGAGGAATGGCCGTGTCTGTTTCGGATGAAGACTGCGTAGTGCAGGTCACCGAGCTGATGGAGAACAACCAGGCCGAGCTGAGTAATGGCGCGGTGATCGATATCACGACTCTACGTGGCGCGCTCACCGAGACGAAGACCGAGAACATGGGCGCAGTGAAAGAGCAGCAGCCGCCCGAGCTGCAGCCATTCCCAGAGCGCTGGGCCCCACGCATCGTGGAAACAAAAACCCTGCACCCAGTGCGCTGCTGGCGAAGCAAAGAAGACTGGGAGGCGCACGTCGCTACCCAGCGCGTCTGGAACAAGCTGGCGTCGCGCATCCAGACGCAGAGTAACGAGGAGATGGAAAGCTTCAGGATCGAAGATATCGAAGCGGCCGAGCTGGCCCTGTTCGGGAACATCCAGAAATGAGCGACCAACGCCAGGAATTAACAAGAGCTATCGAGCAGGGGCGAGACCTGCCGGGCTTTCAGGTTTTCGGCGTGACTCAAGCTATCCGAGTGGTAGACGCTATCGACGCTCTGATCAGGCTGCGCATCGAGCAGGCGCTGGACGCTGCCATGGGGACGCCCATGCCGGAGCACGTTCGGGAGCGAGTACGAGAGGCGATGCTGAAATGACATGGATGCCGTGGGCCATCCTCTCAGGGCTGGCGCTGGAGGCGGTTAACGCATGGATCGAGCGCACAGCCGTGCATGTATTTGAGTACCAGCTGATCCCGCATTTCTGGGTGTGGCAGCACGGCACCATGTCAGTGGAGTTCGACAGCAGGATCCAGCGCGAAAGGTTCTTTATGTTGAAGCTGCCAAGCTGGAAATTGATCCCCAGTGATTTCGGTCGCGGCCCGATGGTGTGGGCGCAGCTGACCCTGGTCTGGACATCGACCGACGGCTGGGCACACAGCGACTATTACCCGGAGTGATCGATGTTGTGTCCCGACTGTAAGGGGAAGTCCGAGGCGATCGACTCGCGCCAATTAACACAGCATCGATACCGCAGATATCGATGCCTGAAGTGCGGGACGCGCTACAGCACTGCTGAATTCATTGTCGCCGTAGGCAACAGTGCCGGCGGGCACCCTGTCCAGGATTGGCTCATCAAGATGCGCACCGAAGGCGCCGCGCAACTGGTGGAGAAACTGGACGCACTGCTAACCACCTGGAGAAAACATGGCAGCCCGAAAGATCCTAAGCTCGCGCCCGGAGCGATTGCCAAAAGCACTACGCAACACCGCACGCCAGGCGGCGGCAACTCTTCCGAAAATCGCTAACTGGCCAAACAGAACAGAAGCCATGCAGGCCGTCATGGCGATGGCGTGGCAATACGGGCTTCGCAGCGGTCTGCTGGTCGGGCTGCCTGCGGGGGTGATCATCACACTGATAGGGCTATGGATTGTATGACGAGACTTTCGAGCTATACCCAGCTAGGACGAACGCAGAAGCTGGATGCGCAACTGGACGAAATCGATCGAGAGCTGGCAATGCGACGTCGCAATTACCCCAAGTGGGTGGCGTCAAAATCGATGAGTGCGGAGGCAGCGGCCTATCAGATAAAGCTGATGGAGGAGGTAAAGGAGACCGTGCGCCTGGCGCGTGTTGATTCGATGATGCGCGGTATGAATGGTCGGCGGATTGATGAAGAGAAACCCACGCCAAGTGCGATTGACCGTTAGTGAGACGTTGCTAAGGTGCCCGGGCATTTTTCCGGGCCATTCGAAGTCTCCGCGGATGGCGGCAGGACTGCGCCTGCTGGGCGGCCTTCAGTCGTCACCGGCCGTGACCAGTGCGGGGGTGTCATGGTTTGCGAAACAACACCGCACCGGGGGCCGGCTCGCCATCTCCAGGGGGCCGGTCTCCACCATACGAGAACAACATGACCGCTCTTAAGATTGAAACCACAGATGAGCAGTTAGGCGTGCTTCTGCGGGCCATGCGTAAGGTGAAACGCCTCACGCAATCCGAGGTGGCCGACGCCATCGGCGTTGCTCGCACCACCATCTGCAATATGGAGACAGGCGCCAGCTCGGTGCTGATGCACCACCTGGTGGCCGCTGCGGATCACATGGGATACGACATCGTGATGACGATTCGCCCCCGACCGAAGCCAGCGGAGCCGATCGCCTTGCCTTGAATTGATCACGGGCTACAGTCTGCGCAGTTATCCACCTGGAGCTGGAGATGGGCCCTAGTTTTCGCAGACTCATATTGGCCACGGCCGCGCTGCTCGCGGTCTGTTCGTTCGCAAGCGCCGCCATAATCGAACCGGTTTCCCACAATGCGGTGGTGAAGCTGACCAAAGGCAGCAGCACTGTTACGCGCGATCCGCGCACGGTCACGCCCCAGAATCCACAGGGCGATCTGCTTAACCTCACCGCTGAAAACTGCGAGTCGATCCGCGATGCCATCATTGCCTTCGACGGCTTGACGCGTGAGTCGGGCTCGAATGTGTACAAGTGCGTCATCGAAAAGCAGGCGATCGTGCGCTTTAAGGCGAACACGTCATGCGCGCCGCCGAGAGCGCCAGAGACCAGGCAGACCGCATGCCCTGGAGACTCCACGCGCACCTTCACTCAGACCCGCCGCTGGACAGTAGCCCCTGCGCCCACCTGTGAGATCGCTGGCGCCTGGGATCCCCTGACCCCATCAGCTACGGAGTGTCCCCCACCGGCCTTGGCGGCGCCCACGGGAGTGGCAGCTGCGAACACCGCGACCAGCTGTGCGAGTGGCCAGTGCACGATCCGATTGAACTGGAATGTGGTGGCGGATGCTCTGTCGTATCAGGTCCGCCGCTGTATCGGAGCAAGCTGCGATCCAGTGTCACAGCCCGCTCTGGGCTGCACGACGGCGCGACAGTTCGATCACGTCACGCTAGGGAATGCAGTGACGGTGCGGTACCAGGTGGCCGCATCTCGGCGTGAGGACTGCTCTGACGGCATAGGCTCCCTTAGCAGCGTGGTATCGGCTACGACGCCAAGCGCCGCCCCCGCGGGACCACCCAACGCGTGTACGGGGCTGGTCTGCCGGATCAGCTGGACACCCACCGAGCCGCCACGATCCGAGGGCTTCAGGGTGGTGTACGGCCGATCACCGGATCAGCTGACGCAGACGGTGCAGGTGGTGCCCGGGACCGTGACGTCTACGGAGGTCACGATGCCAGCAAATGGCGTGTGGTACTTCGGCGTGCTGTCGTTCCTTGACGGCAATCAGAGCACGCTGAGCGACGTCGTGGCTCGAACCGTCCGATGAGAGCGATAAGGGACGCCATCGAGCGGCGCTATTGGGTAGGAATGCTCATGCAGCACGGGTCGGTGCGCGCGGTGGCTGAGGCTCTTGGCAAACGCAAGAACGTCCTGCACTTCCGTTTGAAGAGGCTGGGCGTCAATCCCCTGCCCAAGAGCCAGCTGGCGAGACCCTTGGATGACATCAGGAATGAAGCTGAGCGCTCTTACCTGCAGATTGTTCGCAGCCGTCCGCGAGGCCAGGTGATGAAGCGGTCAGGAGTCGACGGGTTCGCGCGGACGTCGATCTACCGACGCTTCAAGGTGCACGGCATCCCTGTGCGAAAGCCGAAGTTAGGCAATGCCGCCTGGCAGGCACTGGGGGAATAGATGCTAATCATCGTCGGCAATCCGGTGATACAGCCACCCTCAGGCCCAACGATGCCAACGCCCACGCATTACGTGGCAGTCGACGCGGGGGGCGCTGGGATTGGGACAGAGTCGAATCCGTTCACGCTGCCGCAGGCGCTAGCGCTAGCGCAGCAAGGATGGCGTGTTCGATGCGGCCCAGGGGATTACATCGGCGCCGGCCTGATCGGTCGAGCAAGCCCGGTGTTCTCGATTGCGACCAACGGGACGCAGGCAAATCCCATCATCTTCTTCGCCCAGAATTACGCGTCCCTGAACACGAGCGGCCGATCGGTGCTTCGTCACACGGGAACAACTCAAGGGCAGGGGTGCCCAGTGCTGGGCCTGCGGTCTGGTCATCATTGGTACGGGTTTTATATCGATGAGCAGCAGGCATTCACGTATCCCGATACGGGCCCCGTGATTGTGACGGGCTCTTACAACTCGATTCGTTACTTCCGCGTCAAGCGCGCGACGACACCGTGGCCGGTTGCCGACAACAACCATGCGGCAATCCGCGTGGAGGGCTTCCAGGAGAACATCCCGGCTCTGCACAACCACATCTCTGATTGCTGGATCGAGGACTTTAGCGGCATCGGCTGGCCAGGCAGTGACGGTGGTATCCACGCCATGTCGGTCAACAACACGAACAACATCCTGTACGACCTGGTCGTAGAGAATAATTACTTCGACAACGTTTCAGGGTGCTTGACCATCAAAGGAGCAGGCCCGGCGCGACCGGTGTATGGGGGAATTGTTTTTAGAAGAAACCTCTCTCGGGCCAGTTCGATCGATGGCGCAGGGCATCTATTCTTGATGGACATGGGCTCGTCCCAGGGTCGCAACCTCATCTACCAGAATGTCTGGGTCGGCGGCACCTACGGAGTGATGACATACAACCAGGCCGACTACCCGCTCACTGGCCTGGACATGTTCAACAACACGGGAATCAACATCCGGCGGCCGACCCCTGGCGATCGGTACGGCTTACATGCCGACTGGAAACAAGGCTTCCTGAGTTCGAGCAATTGGCGCTTCCACAACAACCTCGCGGTCACGCAGGGCGCGCCGATGTCCCTGTTCGCTTACACGGCTGCGACGGCCGTGCAATCCCGCTCGCACAACACCGTGCAGGGCGGGGACTTCTGGTGTTACGTGGACGGCATCGTGGGCGAACAGCTGGCGGACTGGCAGGCGCGCGGCTCGGATCTGAACAGCTTCACGCGCAATCCGCTGTTTCAGAGCACGACATGGGGAGACCCGAACCTAGGCAAGCTGCAGGCCGGCTCATTGGAGCGCAACTCCGGCACAGACCTGCTGAATCTCCTGGGCAATGGCGTGGGCGCTCCTATCAACCGTGGCGCTTACATCACGAGCGACATGAGTGATCCGATCGGAATTAGGCCGCTGGCGGCATAGGTGACCCATGGCATCGGATAGTTTTACAGACACGGATGGCACGCTACTTAGCGCGCACGGGCCGAACACCTGGATCCACTGGTACGCCAATCCAGACGGCATCGGCGCGATCCTCAACAACCAGCTGACGAAGCAATCCGCGCAAGCGTTCTTCGAGGTGCGCTGCTCTTCCAGCAGTTCGCGTTACAACCAGATCGTCTTCAAAGCGGGCTCATGGGAAGGCGATTCCAAGCGCATCGCGGTGTGCGCGACGGACACCCGAGAAGGGTATGAACTGGTCCCCACCGACCTGACCGGGGATATTTTCGGGTCCCTGACCCTGCGTAAGAACGGTGTCTTCCAGGACCTAGCGCTGGTCAGCATGAGCCGACTCAGCGATCACACGATCGCGCTGAATGTGTCGGTCTCTGGTGAGATCACCGTATCGCTGGATGGGGTGCTGCAGACGTGGAATGACGCTGCAGGGACGATCTTTTCTGATGCCTCGCCGCTCACCGGCGGCAATCCCGCGATCGCCTGTTTCGGCATGGTTAGCTCGGCGGACGCGGACTACGCATTCGACGACTGGACGGACACCGCACCAGGCACAGCACCCGTCCTGAGCGCACCGACCCCCAGTGGGACGATCGGCACCCAGACCACGGCCACGATCGGCGCGACGACTACCCAGTCCACCGGTAACTTCTACGTAGTTGTTGATTCTTCCGCCAATCTAGCGGGCGTCACAGCTACCCAGATCAAGGCCGGACAGCGAGCAAGTGGTGCGGCGGCGGCGGCCGCGGGGGACGTTGCGGTCAGCACGACCTCGCCAAGTGTCGGAGTTACTGGACTAGTAGCTAATACCGCATACGCTTACGCAGCCGTGCAGAACAACGCCAACGGGGATTCGAACATCGTCACCGGAACCTTCACGACCGCGTCAGCCACGGCCGCGTCCGGTACGACACCGGGTCCGCTGTCGGGACGGCGCATCGCCATCCTCATGCAGAGTTAACAGGAGCAAGTAATGGGCCGTTGTTACACAGTCAGCTTCACCGCCGTGGCAGTCACTGCTCAGCAGGATCTGTTCGAGCTGGTAGCAGCAGCGGGAAAGCCGCTGAAGGTTCTGGGCTTTGGGCTCAGTCAATCCACTGAAGTGGGTGATTCGGCGGAAGAGGGGCTATCGATCATCCTGAAGTCCGGCCAGACCACATCGGGCTCAGGCGGATCAACACCAACCCCCGTCCCGAACAACACATCCGACTCGGCCGCGGGCTTCACCGCCGAGACCAACAACACGACCAAAGCCAGCGCCGGCACGATCGTCACGCACTACGCGGACAACTGGAACGTGCGTCAGCCCATGGTGATGGTCTTCCCGGATCGCATGCAGCCCCAGATCATCGGTGGCCGACGCATGACACTGGAACTGGGCACAACCCCCGCCGACAGCATCACGATGTCGGGCTGGATTTCCGTCGAGGAGGAAGGCTGACATGACACTCAAGGGCCGCACGTTTACGCACGAGGACCTGCCGCGCATGACGCAGCAGCGTCTGAAGAATCAGCAGATCGAGGCCGCGCCCGTCCAGGCGTATCTCGACCGCCAGACCGAACGCTACAAAATCGTAGCGCTGGACGGGGACACGCCCATCATTGCCGAGGAGCTGAACGAGCGCTTGATGCGCAGATGGGCCGAGACCGCAGAGGGCGAAATCGACAGCGCCGTGCTGGTTCAGTTGCGCAACCTGATGACATTGACGCAGGACCAGCGCGTCCAACTGCTGGATGCATTCGATCGCGAGGGAGAGCTGATCAACGATTTCAGCCCCCCGTCGGCGCCAGAGAAGCCAGCCAAGAAGGCGAAGAAGTAAGCCGTGGCCTATCGCCCGCTATTCCAGCGCCCCCAGGTCTACCAGCCGCGCCGACGGTTCCTTCCGTCATTCCGCACCATGCGAGTGTGGGTGCGGCAGGACCTGGCGACGCTGGCAGGCGCGGCGGTTACTGACGGCACTGGTTACGAGGCGCTGGTGTGGCACGGCGTCCCGAGCAGTAGCAATGCCACCCCGTTCCAGGTGGTAACTGGCATCGCCATTACAGCGGGTCACATGGATTTCGAGATTTCGGCGTCTGGCTTGGCGCTGTTTGACCCGATCACGTACCAGCTGATCGGACCCAACGCTAGCCCGATCCTGACCCGCTTTGCTGCCCGCACCATCATCCCAAGTTATGAGAATTAGGAGCCGCCATGTCTGAGGCCAGTAACTACCTGGAAACGAACCTGTTCAATCACACGCTGCGGAATACTCCGTGGACATCGCCAGCGACGATCCGCTGTGCGCTCGCCACGAGCACCGCGACGAATGCCGAACTGGAAGCGGGCACGCTGACCAATGAAGTCACGGGTAACGCTTATGCGCGCCAGGCCATCGTGTTCGGTTCGCCGACTGACGGTAGCGGCAGCAACACCAGCGCGGTTACCTTCCCGACGGCAACGCCGAGCGGCTGGGGCACGGTGCGCTTCAGCTTCATCGTGGACGCCACCAGCTCAGGCAACATCCTGATCTACACCCAGCTGGACGCGGACGTGACCATCAACAACGGCAACACGTTCCAGTTCAACACGGGCGGCTGGACGGCTTCGTTCGCATAAGCGGGCAGCGTGTCAACGCTTTTTGATGTTCTCGCCGATGGCAGCAACCGGGCTTACTTCGATGTCCTAGAAGGGCCCGGTGTATCTATCGGCACGGCCAATGCGCAGGTCAGCATTGGCGCCAGTGCGGCCGGGGTGCTCCTCGGCAACGCGGTAGCGACATCGCTGTGGACAGCCAACGCCGCCGCGGTTGGCGGCACCCTCACCGGTACAGCCAATGCCAGCGTGGTGATCAGCGCGGCCAACAGCCCGACGCTGACATTGCTGTACATCCCGCCGGCAGCCGCCAGCGTCGAGATCTTCGGCACAGCAGGCACTGGTCTAAAGATAGGCCGAGCCCAGGCCAGCGTTACGATCAATGGCCAGGCCACGCCAGTCACACCGAGGACGCAGGCCAACGCAGCGATCGCGATCACGGCCACCGCCCAGGCGCTAAAAATCGGCATAGCCAGCGCCAGCGTCGCGATCACAGCTACAGCTGCCGGCCAGTCTGAAGACATCAGCACGTCACCTGCGCGCGCTGACGTGACGGTTACGGCGTCGGCCCGCCCGGTCAAACTAGGCAGCGCCAATGCCACGGTGTCCATCAGCGGCACCTCGGTGGCAGTCGGTACCGTGCTAGGTGTAGCGCGCGCCAGTGTCACGATCAGCGCCACGGCCGCGGAGTCAGCAGGCTTCATTGATTTCCCGAATGCGGAAGCCAGGGTCACCATCAGCGCCCGCGCAGTGGGCTATCTGGTGGCGGCACCAGTGCGTCCGACCATTCCTGTCACAGGCAAGTCCATCGATTGGAAGACGATCGCGGACGCCTACAACTCACAACAGGCGCCGCTCCCGGAGTACGAGTTCGGCTATGGCAAAGCGCGCCGCGTCTTCAGGAGCAGAACGCAATGACCATGAATCCGCCGGCAGTGCAGGTCGCGAAGAGCCGCGGCTTCAATCCCAACAAGCCGAATCTCGGCGATGTGAATGCCGACCCAGAAGGCATCGTCACTCGGCCCGAGGACCTGGAGGGGATCGACGCGTCGCTGGTGATCCTGGTGAAGGACATCGCCAACATCCTGGAGAAGCACTACCCCGGCTGGTTATGGGCCGTGAACCCGGACAAGCGCGGCGGCGTGATCAACATCTACAGCTGGCGGCTGTCGGGCAAGTGGGGCTGGCGCATCAAAACGAAGAACGTCCAGAACGACCCACAGCGTAAGCTGGCGGTGGAGGCGGGCGGGCACATCCTGGAGCGGTTCGGCTTCAAGCGGAAAGCGTACGATTACCTGGAATGGAAGGCCGCTCCGCGCTACATGGGCATGGTCGCCATGGACATCAGTGACAAGAGCGCCCAGGAGCGCAAACGCTACCGCGACGATGCATTCACCCAGGCCGTGCGCAGCGGGCGCATCGAGCTGAAGTTCAAAGACACCAAAGTGGCCGGCGGCACGTACCGCCAGCTGATCATCGCGCCGAGCGCGCAGTGGGAGCGGGAGTAACCTGTGGGCCCGATCGATCGCAATGTGCAGCCACCGCTGGAGGGTCATCGCACCAGCAGCGTGATCCAATCCTCCAACAGCGTCGAAGCCGCCAAAGAGATGGTGGATGGCGATGGTTTCTGGCTGAGCCGCGCACGCGATGCATACACGGGCGGTCGTGACTGGTTCGACACATCGATCCGAAAGGTGGTCGAGAGCAATCTGGCGCACTTCCGCAATCAGCACGCCCCTGGCAGCAAGTACCACAGCGATGTTTTCAAGAAGAAATCGCACAGCTTCGTGCCACGTACGCGCGCCATGGTCCGCCGCACCGAGGCCGCCGCGGCGATCGCGTTCTTCGCTACGCAGGAACTGATCAACGTCGAGCCCATCAACCAGTCGAAGGCTGATCAGCGAGACGGCGCGGCTGTGCAGAATGCGCTGGTCAATTACCGCCTGGACAACGACATCCCCTGGTTCCAGCTGGTAATCGGCGCAGCTCAGGACGCCAGCACCACCGGCGTGGTGATCAGCAAACAGACCTGGGACTACAAGACTCGTCCCAAGATGATGATGGATGTCTACGAGGACCTGGACACGGGCGAACTGACACACGAGATGAGCGAGGACGTGGAGGTGATCCGCGATCAGCCAGACGTGAAGCTGATCCCCATCGAGAATCTGGTGATTGATCCTGCGTGCGACTGGCTGGATCCGATCAACAGCAGCCCGTACTTGATCGAGATGGAACCCATGTATGTGTTTCAGATCGAGGAAAGGATGCAGGAGATCAACCCTCGCACCGGGCGACCCTTGTATCGCCAGATGGACCGAGCCCTTCTTGGGGCAGCTATCCAGCAGGATTGGGACAGCATCCGCCGTATGCGTGAAGGCCAGCGTGTCGACAAGTACGATGCCAACAACTACGTCAATGCGTACAACAAAGTCTGGGTGCATCACAACATCGTGCGCGTCGATGGTCGGGACTGGTGCTATGACACGCTAGGGGTCGAGCTGGTGCTGACCGATCCCGAGCCGATCGAGGACGTGTATCCGCACCTGCGCGGGCTGCGTCGACCGTATGCGATGGGCACGCTCGCGCTGGAGACGCACAAGCTTTACCCGATGGCGCCCACCGAAATGGTGGCCGAGACCCAGAGAGATCTGAACGACGTGCGCAACCTGCGCATGGACAACGTGAAGCTGGGGCTGAACAAGCGCTACTTCATTCGTCGCGGCTCGGGCGTGGACATCACCACCCTGCTGAGAAACATCCCCGGCTCGGGCGTGCTGATGAACGACCCGAACAACGACGTGAAAGAAACGCAGCCGCAGGATGTGACCGCGAGCGCGTACCAGGAGCAGGACCGCATCAATCTCGAATTCGACGAGGTCGGCGGCAGCTTCAGCGCGGCGAGCGTCGGCAGTAACCGCAAACTTAACGAGACCGTGGGCGGCATGACGCTGCTGTCCAGCGACGCCAGCCAGGTCAAGGAATACGAGATCCGCACCCTGGCCGAGACCTGGGTGGAAGAAGTGCTGGCCCAACTGGTGCTGCTGGAGGCCGCATACGAATCGGACGAGGAGGTTCTGGACTCTGTGGCCGCTGACGCCAACCTGCCCGTGGAGCGCGTGCTGGAGGTGTTGGGCGCGCGCGTGCGCACGAAGTGCAACGTGGGCTTCAATTCCACGAGCCCCGAGCGCCGCATGGCGAAGATCATGCTGGCTCTGGATGCGCTCTCGAAGGCCAAGCCGGACATGCTTCAGGGGCTGGATGCACACGAGCTGGCCAAAGAAATCTTCGGCGCGATCGGCTACCGCGACGGCCAGCGCTTCTTCCCGAGCCTCGCTGGGCAGGAAGATCCGCAGGTGGCGCAGCTCAAGGAGCAGATCGGCCAATTGCAGCAGATCATCGAAACCAAGCAGGTCGAGGTGCAGGGCCGCGTCGAAGTTGCTCGCATGTCTGGTGAGTACCGACTGGCCGCTGTCCAGTTGCAGGTCGGCGTTGCCGCCGAGATCGGCCGCCTGAATGCACAGATCAAGGCGTACGAGCTGAAGCTGCGCGAGGTGGATGTGCAGCTGGCGATGGAGAGATCCGACGTGGAGCGCAGGCAGCTGTACTTGGAACGCGAGGCTCTGAGCCACGCCATCCAAGAGAGCAACCGCGAGTTCCAGCTGAAACTAGCCCAGATCGCACAGGGTGGCGACGGCACCGGCAAACCGCAGAAATCGGGGAAACCCGGAGGCCAGAAGGCGCTGCCGGCCCAGAGTGGCGCTAGTCAGGGCGCGTACAATCTACCCGGCAACGATAGGGCGGGCGTAATCTCTCGCGATCGGTACGGCTCCGTGCCACAGCAAGAAGGGTAATCCGGGACGCCTATGGCTGATGATCCACTAGACGGGTACCGCGCGATCGAGCGCGAAGATGAGGACTTGGCGCCAATGGAGGCGCTGCTGAAGCGGCAGATGCAGGCCAATCAGGGCCTGATTCAGCTGGTAATCCGCAGCGAGGCGCTAGACCGATGGATGCAGACCGACGCTGGCAAGGCGCTGCAACAAGAGTTAAACAGCCAGCTGGATGAAGCCACCCAGGTGTGGCTGCTCGCAGATGATCCAACGACCGAAGCAGTACGACAGGCACACTTCCAGGCCCGAGTCTGCGTAGGCATGGCTCAGTTAATCGCAAAAATCCTAAAGGCAGGACCCGAAGCCCGAGCGACTGTTGAGGCTTCGGACAATGCCGCCAACGCGGAGATGCAAGAACATGGCTGATCGAATGGAAGGCATTCGAGATCGAAACGACTTGGGCCCACCACCGCCGGGCGCCCCCGCGCCGACAATCACGACGATGGACGGCACGCCCACCGGGCCAGTAGTCACCGGCACCGAGGTGATCCTGGAAAGCGGCGCCCCGGCAGCACCACCGCCGATGACCAATGCGCAGCTAGAAGCGCTCCCTGAGGCTGAGAAAAAAACGCTCGCCCAGAAGGTGAACAACAAGCGCTTCAGGGACGACGCCCGCGCCGGCATCTACGAACGCCGAGATGCCATGTCGTTAGAGGAGCGCCAGGAGCTGGAGGAGGCCGACCCAGAACAAGCCGCCATTCTTCAGACGCAAGCAGGTCATGCACCCGCACCGGTTCAGCAACCGGCGCCAGCCGCCCCAGCCCCAGTAGCCGCTACGGCCCCTGCTGCGCCTGGCGCCCCGGCGCCTGTTGCATCGAATTCCAACCGCTATAAGCTTTCCATCTATGGCAGGGAGGAGGAGGTCGGCGAGGATGAAGTAATCCAGGCCGGCATCCAGGCCCTGCAGAAGCAGCACGCAGCTGACACGCGTATGCGGGAGGCGTCTACCTATGAGGCGTCGCTGAACTCATATGCAGACCAACTGCAGGCATTTGCGAACGATTTAGCACGGCGGGCATCGACGGCCCCCGGACAAGCCCAGCCTGGGACGGCTGGCAACCCGGCGCCTACCAGTCCAGGCGTCGCCGGGGTGATCGATAAGGCGACGGTCCAGAAGGCAATGGACGCGTTTGCGAACGACGATGCGGAAGGCATGGCTGCCTACCTGCAACAGGCCGTCACCGATGCGGTGGCTGCTGGTCGTGCAAGCGCTCCAGCACCAGCTGCGCCAGTGCCTTCACTAGGTGAAGTTCCGAGGCTGCAACGAGCCCCGGCCGACCCCTGGGGAAATGATCAGAGATTGAAGGCCAACGAGGTCTTTAACGGTGAGTACGCGCATTTCACGGATGCGCAGTACGAAGCAGCGAAAGCATCGCTGTCCGACGCGATGGCGGATCCCGCCAATCACGGCGTGCCGTTGGAGAATCTTGTGCGGACTGTGTGCAGAACAACGGCGCGACTTGTGCCGGCGACTGCAGCACCAGCCCCCGCGCCACCGGCGAATCCTGTACAGGAGCAGCTGGATAGTAGGCGGGTGCTGAAGGCCAGAATCCCTGTCACTACTCCAGCTATCGCTGGTCGCGTCCCGGCCCCTGCCTCCACGGAACCTCGTTTTCAGAGTCCGTCAGAATACGTGCAGCGCCTCCGGCAACGCAGCGGTAGTAACTCAACCCGCTAGAGCCGACGGACCTGCACGCAACGAGGTGCAGGTCTATGTCAGGTCAGGTATGGGCAGTGAATGCGCTCGGCGGGTACATGTACTCCGACGAGCTGAGCAACGTGTTACGCACGTCGCTCCAGGGTGTGGTGAAGTTCCGTCAGTTCTGCGACGCGAAGGACGCCACGGATAAGGGTCTGGGCCGCGGTCAGACGTACAGCTGGAACGTTTACAGCGACGTGCAGACCGGTGGCGGGGTGTTGGATGAAACACTCCCGATGCCCGAGACCAATTTCACGATCAAGCAACAGAGCTTGACCATCACCGAAATGGGTAACTCGGTCCCGTACACCGGCAAGCTGGACAACCTGTCCAAGCAGCCGGTGACCGAAATCATCCACAAGGTGCTGAAGAACGACTGTAAGAAGACGCTGGACGGCCAGGCGTTCAACCAGTTCGACGCCACCCCGTTCAAGGTGCAGGCCGCCTCCGGCACCAGCACCACCGCGGTGATCAGCGTCACCTCCGGCTCCATCGGCGTGACCAACAACGTGGCCTTTCGTAAGGACCATGTGAAAGCGATCGTCGACATCATGAAGGAGCGCAACATCCCGCCGTACCAGGGCGACGATTACTTCGCGATCGCCTGGCCGACGACGTTCCGCACCATGAAGAACGACCTGGAAGCGATCCACACTTATGTGGACCAGGGCTTCGTCATGATCATGAATGGTGAGATCGGTCGGTACGAAGGCATGCGCTTCGTCGAGCAGACGAACGTGGCGAAGGGCGGCGCCGAGGACTCGGCCAGCTACACCTTCCGCACCCCGGATCCTTGGAATAACGGCGCGTCTGACTGGATCTTCTTCTTCGGTGAAGACACCGTCGCGGAAGCCCTGGTCATTCCAGAGGAAATCCGCGGCAAAATCCCGACCGACTTCGGCCGCTCGCGCGGCGTGGCGTGGTATGCGCTGTCGGGCTTCGGCATCGTGCACGGGTCGGCCGGCGACGCCATCAACCTCCGCATCGCCAAGTGGGAGAGCGCGGCCTAACCAGCCGCCATCCCCCACCTAACCCGAGGAATCGCCATGTACGATAATCCGACTCGCATCACTTACACCTACCCGTCGCTGGCCTTCGGCGGCTCGTCCTCGTCGAGCACGATCAAGCCGCCCCGCGGCAAGTTCAACGGCACGATCGAGGACATCCATGTCGCGGTGACGGTCCTGTTCACTGCAGTGACCACGGCGGCGTTTATCCGCCTGGGTTACAGCGGCGATCACGACTACTACGCCGAGCTGAACATGGGCACCGCGGCGGCCAACGCTGGCTACGGCACGGCCGACATCACGAGCGCCACGAGCCCGATTTACCGCCGCATCGACCTGAAGAACGATCCGGTGCCGGGCATCCTGACGGCGGTCCTGGTGAACTTCGTTGCAGCCACCGGCGGCACTCCTGCCGGCACGGGTCACGTCAACATCTGCATCGGCTGGTGGTAATCAGCTGACGCTGGCGTCGAAGTTCGAAAGGTGCAAACTAGCCCGCGTCCCATCAGGCGCGGGCTTACTTACGAGGTGTTTCCAATGGCAACGCGTGACGCAAATCAGAGCGCGGGCGTCGAATCCGGGCTGAGCAAGAAGCAGCCGATCGGCGACTACCTTCCCGCAAAATCCAACGAGAAGACTCATAAGCCGATGTCGGCTCCGGTCGAGAAGGCCCCGAACGGCCACAAGATCAAGTAACAAACCGCCAGCCGGGGAGCAGGTCATGTCCAAGACCAGACCGATCGAATCTCGCGCCACGCGCGGCATCTGCATTGCTGTCGACTGTGACGAGTCGCCAGGCATGGCGGAATACGCCAAGCAGGTGCGGGACAACACGATCGGCCAAGAGCCACCCGGCGGCGATCCCGTCCGCTCGCGTCCAGAAGCCACGCGCACCACTGCGCGGCCCTGGTCCGAAACGGACAATCGCAAACCCTACCTACCCACGGAGGACGTGAGCACGCCCAGCCTGGACGAGGGCATTAGCTTCCGTCAGTCGTTCTAACCAGGAGTTTCTGATGTTGAATCAGCGCAGGCCGATCGGTGAGGTCAGCGGCACAGGCGTCGCAGGCGCCCGCTACTACCAAGACGGCCAGTATTACGATGTCGACGGCCGGTATCTGTTCAGCGACCCAGGCGTCCCGGCGCCCACTGGATTCACCCGCAAATCGATGGAGCAAGCAGAGGCTGAGATGCAGGCGCGCATCAAAGCACGCGAGCGTGGCGAACTGGTGGATGAGTCAGTCGCACAGCCGCAGCCGCAGCCGCAGCCGCAGCCGCAGCGGCCGATCCCGCCAGTCCCGCAGCAGCCGCCACAAGGCACTGAACTGACGCCCGAGCAGCAGCTGATGCAGCTGAATGTCCCGCGCTTGCAGGAGCTGCAGCTGGATGCGCTGAAGGCCGAGAACGCGGAGCTTCCCGAGAACGAGCGCAAATCTGAGAAGGACCTGAAGGCGCAGCTGATCCGCGGCGCCGGCGCCAAGGACAAGCTGGTGAAGTGGCTGCTGGAAAACACAGACACCGCTAAGTAACTCATGAACTTCTTGCAGCTGTGCCAGGAACTGGTTGCGGAGCTGGGCCTGGCCGGCGGCACAGGCCCGTCCACGGTTGTGGATCAGCGTGGCGAGCTGAGGAACGTCGTGCGCTGGATCCGCGATTCCTGTTTGTGGATCGACAGCGAGTGGAAGGACTGGAAGTACCTGCGCTGCGATTACGACGGGGTGATCCAGGTCAACACGCGCGAGCCCACTGCTCCCAACAATCCCACGGGTGTGCTGGTCAGGAAGTGGGACAAGGACAGCCTGGTCATCAACTACGGCAGCGTGAACGCCAAGCCCTTGGTCTGGGAGGACTGGGCCACCTTTCGCAAGCTGCGGCAGATCGGCAGCGCATATCTGACGATCGACGAGCCGGCGGTGTTTAGCATCAAGCAGGATGGCATCACTCCGAAGCTGGTGGTGTACCCCACAGCCAACGCTACCTACCCAATTCACGGGGAATTCTGGCGCCGCCCGCCGGTGCTCACGAATGACACCGATGTCCCCCTGATGCCGGAGGAGTATCACCGCTTGATCATGGCCACGGCTGCGATCAAGTACGGCAATCGAGAGGACGCCCCCGAGATCATCGCGGGCTTCGAAGCCGAGCACCGTTCACTGCTGATGCAGTTGAAGGCAGACCAGCTGCCAAGCTTCGAGAGCGATAACGAATCGGGCCAGGATGTGATCCTGGAAGGCGCGATCCCCGGCGAAGACTGGGGTGACTAATGGACCTAGCACAAGCGCGCCGACGAGGGATCAGCGGCAGCCGCGTTAACGATTCGGACTACTTCCCTTTCGAAGGCGGCCTGAACCTGGTGGACACGCCGCTGAAGCTGCGGCCAGGCCAGATACTTGCCGGTAAAAACTACGAACCTGGCATCCGTGGCGGTTACCGCAGCCTGATGGGGTACGAACGCTATGACGGGCGGCTGGAGCCATCGCAGGCTGATTACTGGATTGTGGATTACCAGGACGCCATAGCGCTCGCTACGGTGGGGCATGTGCTCAACCAGACGAACGGAGCCAACGGCGTGGTGCTGGGCGTGGTCGAGGAGACCCCTATCTCCATCATCAACCTGGCACCGTTCTCTGACGATTTCACGGCCACTGGAGACTGGGTAGCGAGCCAGGCAACCGTAGTCCCGAACGTGATGGCAAATCCGCTGACGGACACCGTCACGGTAGACCTGCTGCGCGAGGACACGAACCTGACCGAGCACACACTGACCAGGTCGTTGTCGAAAGTGACCGGCGTGGGAAACTACTGGCTGTCTTTGCTGGTGCGCGCACAGGGCCGCACGCGTGGCCAGCTGGTGGTCGGCAGCGCCGCCACCCCTGCCAACTTCGCGGAAGTGAAGTTCGACATCTTGAATCGAGCGATCAGCGCTGCCACGAGCACCGCTGGCTATGTCGCGCTGGGGCAATCACTCCAGGAAGTAGGGAACGGCTGGTACCGCATTGGCTTGAAGTTTCAGTCCACATCCGAGGCGGCCGTCCAGGTGACGCTCAAACTGTCCGACTCTGGTGCCTCTACCACCTATCGCGGTGATGGAGTCAGCGGCATGCACCTGTTCGGTCTGCAGTTCGAGCTGACCACTACGGACAGCAGCTTCCCAGCGAACTACGTACCCACCGATTCACTGCCCCGCGGGAATGGCGCTGGTTATTACATCCTGGGTCGACTCAGCGGAAATTTCGTACGCGATGCGGCGCTTCGGGTGGAGACCACTGTGCTGGCCTACGCAGCGAGCGATGACCGACTCAGCGCAGCCGACGACGACGCGCTGAACGATGCCTACCAGCAGCTTGCCGTGGAGGATGCCCGCGCTCAGATCGGGCCTGTCCCTGGGTCTGGCTCAATCCTCGGCGTGGTCGAGTACAACGGGGTGGCCTACGCATTCCGCAACACCTCAGACGGCACGGCCGCGCGCATGTACCGAGCTACCGCCAGCGGATGGCAGCCTATTAACCTGGGATCGAAACTGCGGTTCGATGCGGGCGCCTCGCAGATCAATGAGGGCGATACGATTCGCGGCAACACGAGCAACGCCCAGGCGGTGGTGCGTCGTGTGGTAGTGACCGATGGCGAGTGGGGCGGGGCCGGCGAAGAGGCCGCGGTGGGCTATCTGATTCTGGCGGGGATCAGCGGCGGTACCTTCCAGGACAACGAGCCGTTGGTGTTCAACAGCACGACCAAGGCCACAGTGAACGGCGTGGCAGAAACCCAAGTGCTCGCGCCGAATGGTCACTACGAGTTCCGGGTGCACAACTTCTACGGCCACACTGGGCGCCGTCGACTTTATGGCGTAGATGGCGTCAATCGAGCCTTCGAATTCGATGACTCGCCGGAGTCCTTCCTGCAGATCGAGACCGGCATGACGATCGACGCACCGAATCACATCGGCGTCCACAAAAATCAATTGTGGCTGTCGTTCCCTGGCGGATCAGTTCAGAAGTCTGCGGTGGGTTCCCCCGAGCTATGGCAGGTGTCGCTTGGTGCTGCCGAGCTGGGCGTGGGCGATGAGGTGACTGGCTTCCTGGAGGAGATTGGACAGACCCTGTTCGTGTTCGCACGCAACTCCACGTACTACGTGTACGGCACCCCAGAGGCATACAGCCTGGAGCCCTACAACGCCGAGGTGGGCGCATTTGAGGGATCAATCCAGCGCATCGGCAAAGGCGTGTACATGGATGACCGGGGCATCAGTACGCTGGCATCGTCACAGAACTACGGCAACTACAGTTACAACAGCGTCAGCGCGCTAATTCAGCCACTGATCAAGCAGCTGAAGCTGAAGGTGACCGCATCAGTCACGATCAAGGACGACAACCTTTACCGCCTGTTTTTCAATGACGGCCGATTCATCTCGGTGGGCTTCCAGGACAAGAAGATCAGCGGATTCACGTCGTGCGAGTACGGCCAGATAGTCCGCTGTGCCTACGCCGGTGAGGATCCCACGGGCGAGCAGCTGATCCTATTCGGCAGCGACAGCGGCTACGTGTATCGAGCCGAGCGCGGCACCTCGTTCGATGGCGATGAAATCGAGACATTCCTGCGACCGGTGTACTTCTTCAGTCGCTCACCATCACGTCGCAAGCACTATCGCCGCGCGCAATTCGATGTGCGAGTCAGTGGACCACTGTCGATGGACATTGCCGTGGACTACAGCTTCGGCGACAGCGACGACCCGACAGAGCCCGTGCGCACCATTCAGTTGGGCGGCGGCGGCGGCTTCTATGGCGCGGCGGTGTGGGGCGAGTTCAAGTGGGGTGCCGGCTCCGCGCCGGAGGCGATCATCAAGCTGGAAGGCGCCGGAATAAACATTGGCTTCTTGATTGCCACCCGATCCAAAACAGCCGCGCCGCATTCGATCGAAGGCGTTGCGCTTCATCACAGCCGCCGACGAATCAATCGCGGCGATAGCTACGCATAGGGCCCATCATGGCAAGTCGTTTCTGGACCTGGACAAAGAACCTGATCGACGGGCAGACCGCACGCACGGACCCGCTGAATGAGCAGTTTTCTGAGATCCAGGGAGGGCTGGACAAGGTAGCTGCTGAATTGAACCAGGCTTTCCGGTTCCCGAGTGGCGTACCGAACGAGGCAGCATTCAAGTTTGATGTGACCGCCCAGCAGCGCGCCAACCAGCTGCTGGGATTCGATGCCAACGGCGTCCCGCAGCTGCGCTCTGGCACCTTCACCTGGCGCAGTAACTGGGTGGGAGGAGGCACGCTGTATCGAGTCAATGACACGGTGCGAGCGCCGAACAGCCACTGGAATTCGATCTACGTCGTTACGACTCAGCACCAGTCGGGAGTGTTCGCCGACAACCTGGCATCCGGTTTCCTGTCGCTGATGATTGACCTGGAGCCGATGAATCGCTTTATCCGCAAGTTCGCCATCATCGCAGAGAACTACACCGCCTCCGCGGGGGACGATCTGTTCGTGAACGTGTCGGGCGGCGCCGTGGTGATCACGCTGCCGGCAAATCCATCGATCACAGATCAGCCGATCTCTATCACGCACGTAGCGGGCAACGTGGTTGCCAACAACATCGTGATCGCCAGAAACGGCAAGCTGATCCAAGGCATCGCGGAAGACATGATCGTCAACACGATGGGGCCAAGTGGCCAACCCACTGCGAGCTTTGAACTGGCGTTCTGCAATGATGCGACCGGATGGCGCCTGGTGAAGGGCACATGAGTAACTGGTACGACTTACGCATCAAGGGCGTGACCGGTCCCACCGGCCCATTTGGAGCGGTCGGACCCGCAGGCCCTCCTGGAAGCATTGGTCCTCCGGGGCCAGTGGGGCCAACCGGACCTGCCGGGAGTAACGGACCTCCCGGACCTCCGGGCCCAACTGGTCCCACCGGATTCACCGGGCCGACTGGAACACCTGGCACTCCGGGTCCAACCGGACCGCCGGGACCGCCGGGGCCCACCGGCCCCACAGGTGCGCCTGGCGCGACTGGTACCACAGGCCCCACCGGACCTGCCGGCCCCACAGGCCCGACCGGCCCCACGGGTCCCACCGGTCCCACGGGTGCGCCTGGACCTATTGGTCCCACTGGCCCCACCGGACCGACCGGCCCCACCGGACCTGCCGGTTCGCCGGGACCTCCGGGTCCCACGGGTGCGCCTGGACCCACCGGACCGCCGGGGTAGCCATGTCGACATTTCAGCAGTTCGTCATGCACCCCCCGGGTCTGCCAGGACCCGCTGGCGCTACGGGCCAGCCTGGCATCCCCGGCTCAGCTGGGCCTGGTGGCATCGGCCCACCGGGACCTCCAGGTGCGGACAACAACACCCCGGGGCCGCCGGGGCCGCCGGGGCCGCGCGGCGACACAGGTCCTCCGGGCTCGTCGCCCCCAGGAGCTTCCCCTGTGGGCCCCCCTGGACCAACCGGTCCGACGGGTCCTCGTGGCCCCACCGGCCCCACAGGCCCCACTGGCCCCACTGGCCCCTCACCTGTTGGTTCAACAGGACCAACCGGGCCCACCGGCCCCACGGGTCCGGTGCGTGTTGGTTTGACTGGCCCCACGGGTCCCATCGGACCGCCGGGTCCGTCACCTGCTGGTCCTCCAGGGCCTTCAGGACCTCCAGGACCTCCGGGGTTAAACGCTACGCTCGCGCCGGCTGCCAAGACTGGCACCCAGCCGTTTATAGTTGGCCCAATGCAGGCGAGCTATACCGGCGGCGCGCCAGGCACACCAACGTATAGCTGGGCCATGGTGGGCCCGTCGTCGCCGGCCGTGCCGACAGCGTTTGTTAATCCGCTCAATTCGAGCAGCCAGCGTGTCCAGTTCACTGGGCCGTTGACATTGCTGCAGCCCTACGTTCAGACCGTGCGAGTAACCGTCACTGACTCGCAGGGGAATGTTTCAACCCAAGACGCGACTGCGACCATGCAGCGCGACAGTGGCAGCTAAACCTGGAGAACGCATGAAGAACGCAACCGTAATCACGCCGCCAGAGCGGCCCGCTCTTCCCTCGCATGTCCAATGGAGCGAAGGCAATTGCCTTCTGTCGCAGCCGGAATGTGAGTGGATCATTGCCCGTGGCGAGCAGACACCACTGGGCCTGGCATCGGTAGGAACGCCAACAGATCACCGGGTGGACCCGGCGACCAGGTGCGTGTCGATGTCGATTTTCGACGGCGATGATTGCGGCTGGCTGTATGACCGCATCGCGCAGCGGGTGAAGTGGGCCAACGATCAGCTTTATGGATTTGACCTGTCCGGGCTGATCGAACCCATTCAGTTCCTGAAGTACACCACTGCGCAGGGTGAGTTACCCAACGGTCATTACACCTGGCACGTTGATTTCGGCGAAGGCGCCATGGCCACGCGCAAGCTATCGATGGTGATTCAGCTGTCGCCGCCGGAGGCTTACGACGGATGCGAGTTCCGCATGTACTCCGATCGAGGACCCCAGGAACTGGCCTACAGAGGACAAGGCGCCGCGTTCATGTTTCCCAGCTGGACGCCCCACAGCGTTGCCCCCATCACCCGCGGTGTGCGTTACGCGCTCGTCTGCTGGGTGCATGGCCCGCGCTTTAGGTAAGGGGAACGAGGTGTCCGATTCCGCACAACAGCCCGAGACCCCAACAAAGTCCGAAACAGACCAGGAGAAACCCCAAAATCAGGGTATCCCCTACACCCTCCGACGTATCCAGATCATCGACGGTGTGATTCTGGCTGCAATAATTGCCGTGTTCTCAGGACAGCGGGAAACAGATTCCAAGGTCGATCAGCTGCTTGCGGACAGGGTGGCCGAAGAGAAGTTAAAGGCGGCCGAGGAGAAGCTGGAGGATCGAGATCCAGCGATACGGAAGGCTCGCTACGAGTTCGAGACAAACGCGATCCGGGAGCATGTGAGGGCTGTTGATGGACGCGTCACTGAGTTGGAGAAAGCCCGACGGGACGAGTGACCTATGCGCCTAACCCTGGTTAGGTGGGCATACGGCCCGACGTTCACATTGGGGGTCCTGTATGGCGATGGCGTGCGTCTAGTCACGCTTGAGCGCCCCTGGATCCCCGATCCCGACAATCCGATGCTGGCGGGAGAGCCGCACGTCAGCTGCGTCCCGGACGGCGAATACATCGTGCGCCCGCACGTTTCTGAGAAGTACCCCACAGACCGCCACGCCTACAGCCTGGAGAATCCGGCTCTGGGTGTGTACTACAGCACCCCGATTCCGGCTGGGCAGAAGTACGGCCGAACCGCAGTGCTGATTCACAATGCCAACTATGTCCGGCAGCTGGAGGGCTGTATCGCAGTTGGCATGCATCACAACTACACAGTGGAGCCCACTGTCCAGGAGTCAGTGCCAGCGATGCGCATCCTCCGGGCAGTGCTGGGTAGAGCGCAGCACAGTCTGTTGATCCGTCCTGTCCAAGGGACTAGCGAGGTGCTTGCGTGAATCAGATCGTGTACATCGGCGATAGCTTTGCGTGGTCCATCAGCACGTTGCTGATGTGCTTCATGGGACAGGCCGTGCATTGGCTGATGTCTTACGGACGCGCCCGCCAGGTATCAAAGAGCCTGGGGACGCCGCAGCCCAGCTTGTGGCTGTACTGGTACGCCGACTGGCCGACTACCCTGGCGTCATTCCTGATCGTGCTGTCTGGTTACTTCTTCTTGCCGGAAATGGCGACGAGGTGGCCGGATGCTGGCCAGGCCCTAGGGCTAGTCGATATTGAGGGGAAACCTGTGGGTCTAAGCATGTTCACCTCATTCCTGTGGGGCATGGGTGGGAATACCTTCGCGGACTTCGCCGGCCGTCGATTAACGAGGCTTGTTGAATGATCACCACCGCACTGGCGTACCTAGCCGGCACACGGTGGTTGACGTTCGTCCGGCGCCATTGGAGGGTAATCGCCGTGCTTGCGTTCCTGCTGATCATGTTCGTGGCTGTCCATGCATGGATGGAGCGCGAGTGTGCTCGGCGTGAAGTTTTGCTGCGCCAAAAGTACGATCGACTCCTACGCGAGGCGGAAGATAAAAACCGCAAGATCGAAAAGCAGTGGCGCAACCTTGTCCACGAGGCGGACCGTGAACATCAACAACGACTCCAGGCGATGGAGACGAAATACGCGGACGCTGTTGCCCGCATTGGCCCTGTGCGGGTGTGCTCACGCCCCTCCAGCGGTACCACCACAGTGTCCCGAGATCCCACCACCGCCGGCGGCGATCATGGTCCCGCCGGAGGTGATCGACTTTCTGGCCGAGCTGGAGAAGCTGCTGACATTGGGCCCGGACTCGTCCGACTCGCCCACACCGCTGAAGCCCAGACGGCCCGATTGATTGCCTGTCAGCAATACATTCGCGTCCTGGAGAGCACTCGGTGAGACACGTCGTCAGTACATTTCGCGGCAAGCGAAGTGAAAAAAAACTGCCACCAGATACGAAGAGCACGGGCAGGATGCTGATGGATTGGCAGCTAAGAATCAGGAACGCCGCGGGTCTGGCGTTGAATGGGCCGCGTAATATCATCGCTCCCACCTCAGAAAGCGGTGGGTACAATGGCGGAAACACAAGCGCGGGATTTGTTTGATACCGGCCCGACGCCCGCTCAGGCCGGCATAGCGCCGGCACGCACCACAGCCCGCCAACTAGTTCCGCTGTCCTCGCCTCCCAGCGAGCGCAGCTTGATCTCCGCGGCGGGGCAGCCAACGCCATCATCCAGTAGCCAGTTACGGACGATGGCCGCGCCTGCCTCGCCGCCGACGCCTCCACCCCCGAATGGTAGTTCTGGTGCGCCCGGTCCTGGCACCGCCCCCGGGCAAGCTCCTGGAACATCGATTGCCCCTGTCGTGGCTGCTCCTGTTCTGTCTCAGGTGCAAAAGAACGAGACGGTGTCCGGCCAACTGGAGCAGCTGCTGAGCAGCACCAGTCCAGTGCTGCAGCAAGCGCGTGATCGAGCGATCGTGCAGTCCGCTTCACGCGGTTTGCAGAACTCGACGTTAGCGGCGCAGGCCGGCACGGAGGCACTGATCAGCGCGGCAACGCCGATCGCGGCGACCGATGCCGCCACCTTCTCTGATCGCGCCAAGGGTAACCAGGCGGCGCAGAATGCGTTCGGGCAGACCGAGCAGCAGGGCAACATCCAGAAGGAGCTGAGCACGCAGGATCATGTCCAGCGCATGGCTGAGGCCGCCCAGGCTGGCGACATCAACTCGCGGCTGCAGCTGGAGCAGGCGGGCTACAACATGCAGTTGTCCGCCCAGGAGAACCTGCAGCGGCTGGAGCAGTTGCACGCCGAGGGCGACATCCAAGCGGGCCTGGCCTTGCAGCAGTTCGGCTTCGCGACCGCACTCGCCGCGCAGAAGCAGGGCTTCGATCTGGAGCTGGGCAATCAGCAGTTCCAGAACAGCCAGGCGCTGCTGATCCAGGAGTACGCCCAGCGGGGCGCGCTATCCGCGCAGGAAGCCACGCAAGAACTGACCAGGCTGAATCAACAGCACGAGAACACGCTGTCTGAAATCGCCGCCCAGGTGGCGGCGAACGGCGGTGCCGACGCTGCGAAATGGACGCGAGACCTACAGCAGGGCTACTTGAACGCGGTCACTCAGCGCCAAATGGCGGCCAGCCAAGAGGTCGCCGCGATCTACAGCACGCAGGGCCTGTCCGGCGCGCAACAGACGGCGGCGGTTGTTACGGCTCAGAATCGCTTGCGCGACGACTTGGCGGCGATCGCGGCTTACTTCCAGCAGACCCCTGGCTGGCCGACAACCGGTACGGGTGGCACTCCGGCACCAGCACCTGGCCTGAGCCCCACTGGGCCAGCGCCCTACGCACCAGGCGGCAACCCGTGGAATACGCCACCGGTACCGCCATATGTGCCGGGTCCGCCATACGTGCGCCCACCCGGCGGTCCAGGCAATGGAGGCCGTCGCGTCCCATGATTCGCAAAGCGACAGCCGCCGACCTCCAGGCCATCATCGAGATGGGGTATCGGCTTTGCGACCGTACCCCGCAGGCGCATGTCAAACGGGATCGCCCATCGATCGCCAAGCAGCTGACCGCGTGCATGTCCTCAGCTTTCGGCTGCGTCTTCGTTGCCGAGCACGAGAAGCAGATAACTGGGGTGATCGTCGGCATCGCCCAGCAATTCTGGTTCAGCAATCAGCGTCAGGCTGTGGACCTGATGTTCGTGGCCGAGCGCGTGGGCGACGGTCCTCGCCTGTTGAAGGCATTCGTTGAATGGGCCTGGAAGGTGCCCGGCGTGGTCGAGGTGGCTGGTGCGCAGTCCTCGGGGATCGAGATCGAGCGCACCGCCGAGATGTATGAACGCCTGGGATTCCAGCGCGTCGGTAGTGTTTTTTCCATGAATCAGCGGCCCAAGAAGCCGCAGGCGAGGGCAGCATGAGCGGACTGGCACGCGCGGCTAAAAAGCACTGGAAGCGAGTGGTTAGGACGGTCAAGAAATATTGGAAGGTGGTGGCCATCGCTGTGGCTGCTTACTTCACCTTCGGTCTGGCGATGGGCGCGATGGCGCCGGCCGCAGGCACGGTTGCGGCGGGGACGGGGGCCGCCACCACGGGGGCCGGGGTCATGACTGCCACAGCCGCCGCTGGCACGGGCACAGCGGCGGCGGGTGCGGCAGCTGCAGCAGGCATCGAAACGGTTACGGTCACGGCGGCGGCAGCAGGTGGCGGCATCAGCGCGGCGGGCGCAGCTGGCGCGATTGCCGGTGGAGCTGCGGCAGCGAGTGCCGGCGGGGCTACTCCCGCGAAGCCCGCGCCCAAACCCGAGCCTGCGGTTCAGTCGCAGCAACCTCCACCACAGCCGACAACGGGCACTGCAAATCCATCGCTGATGGACAAGGCCAAGGCCGGCTGGAAGGAGATGTCGTTCGGCGACAAGCTGCTGCTGGCCAAGGCCGGCGTGGACGTGGTGGCGGCTTCCACCGCGCCGTCTGCCGAGGAAGAGGCCGCCGCTGCTGCCAAGTGGCAGGGCGCTTTTTACGGGCGGACTGCATCCGAGGCGGATCAGTTCGTAAAGCAGAACGTCCAGGCCACCAAGGTGCAGGCGGCCAAGCCGACAGGCGGCCAGCGACAGATCGTGCCGACCGGCGATCCAATGGCAGGACCGACACAACAGGCAGCTGCCGCGAGCCCGATGCAGGCGCCTCAGTTGCAGCAATTTGAGTCCACCCAACAGCAGCCCGAGCAGGCTCCCCCACCGAAGGCCGAGCAGGTGACGAACGTGGGCGGCAATCGCGATCTATTTGCCCAGCGCGATTCGCGCGTCCGCTATCTGGTGTAACCCATGCGTCGAGCAATTGTTGATGAGGTCGTGGAACCCGCTCCCACTGGCAGGATGCCAGACCAGGGCCCGGACATTGATCCATTGGACGAGGAGTCGGTGAGCCCGGAGGAGCAGGAGTTCTACGACACCTACATGACGAAGGCGCTGCAGTTCATCCACGGTCCCAAGTCCTCGCGCCAGGTGCTGAAACATCTGAACCAGAAGGACATGAGCGTGACCGAGGCGGTGGGCCGCACGACCGCGATGATCGCCAAGAACATCGTGCAGTCGGCACAAATTGCCGGACAGAAGGTGAACCCGGATGCGGTCTTCGGCGCCAGCCAGGAAGTGGTGGAAGAGTTGCTGGAGCTGGGCAGTCGCGCCGGTATCTTCCCAATCGACTGGCCGACCGAGGACGCCGACAACCTCTCGCCCGAGCAGGAGAAGATGGCCCAGGACTCCCTGGCGTACGCAGCCCAGGTGTACGGCAACGAGCTGCTGAAGAGCGATGAAGGCGCCGCGGTCAGCAAGGATGCCCAGAACGAGGTGCTGCGCCAGGTGCAGAACGAGACTAAGGCGGGCAAAGCCAATCCAGACTTTGCGGTGACCAATGGCGACACCGTGGAAGGCGGGGTGAAGCGCGCCATCATGGCGAACAACGGTGGGAGGATGCCGCATGGCGAGGCTTGATCGAGCGCTGGTGGCGGTAGGCAATACCCTGGGAGCGCTGGCCAACAACCAGCTGGAGCGCGAACACCAGGCTGCCATGGCTATGCGGCAAGAGAACTTCATGCGGATTCAGCATTCGCTGAACGAGCAAAGCCGAGCCACCGAGCGCGCCTCTGACATCGCTGAGCGGGACAAGGACCGCACGATGCGCAAGGAGGAGCTGACCACCGAGCTGAACGCGCGCAGGGCTGACGCCGAGGCGGACCGTGCGCTGCGCAGGTCAGAAGGCGAAGCAGACCGAGCGCTGCGCCGCTCCGAGGGCGCGGCCGATCGCGCCGTACAGATGGCCCAGATCGGCGATCGCCAGGGCAAGGACTACGATGCCCGCTACCTGTCGCAGCTGGACAAGATCGACAAGCGCATCCAGGAGATCAGCGACTACAAGACTCAGGGCATGGCGGAAGGTAAGTTCATCGACGCGAACGCGACGGCGGCTTACGACAATGAGCTGGCCCAGCTGATGGAGCAGCGCCGATCTTTGGCCCAGGAACGCGACATCACTCTGGCCCGCAGCGGCGACTCGCGTTACCGCAAGCTGAGCGCTGAAGAGGTCGCCCGGATCAAGAAGGAAAACGGCGGCCAGATGCCAGGTGCTCCAGTCACTGAAACCGGTGATTCGGGCATGCCGATGGCAGCTCAGGCTCCGCGAGGTGGTAGCAGCATCAAGCTGCCCCAGGCACCTGCAAAGCCTCCAGGGATGCAGGCCCGTGAGGAGCGTAAGCAGCGCCAGGTCGCTCCAGCCCAGGAAGCTGCCGCCACCGATTCGTTGCAGGGACTGGGCGACTGGGAGAACGCCAGCCTTCCGCCGCCACCATCGCGACCACAGCAGCCGCAGGCATGGGAGGGTGCTCGCCAACTGGTTAATGTGGGCCGGAGCATCGTAGGCGCGCGCGATCGCAAGCTGAATGAATTCGAAGGTCGGAAGGCCGCGAAGACAGCGGCCCAACTGCTGGCCGCTGGCCGCACACCGGGCGCAGAGATCGTGCAGCGAATGGCTGCCGTCGATCGCCAGACCCTCGTGAACGACTTCGGCCTGTCCGAGGATGACCTGAAGAAGCTGGGCCTGTGAGCGCGAATATCTTTCAAGACCCGACCACTGGCGACTGGTATAGCGGACCCGCCAGGGACACCTCCCCGTTCAATAGCGACGAAGAAGAACAGCTGCGCTCGCGCGGCATCGTGCGCGATCCGCACAGCGGCGACTTCTTCCAGGTCCCGCAGTCCTCCATCCCCCACTGGCGTAAGCCCGAGCCGATCATGGCGCCCCAAGCGCCGGCAGAGCCGACCCTGGAGGAAGGGGTGGGCCTGGCTGATTACGCCAGATCGGTGATGGCTGGCGGCGCCCAGATCGGGCAGGCCGCCGGGTGGTTGCTGAAGCAGGCGGGCGCTGAGGATATCGGCGGCGCCATCGAGACGCTGGGCAAGGATGCGGTGGATTACTGGAACGAGGGGCTGTCCGATGCCGCAAAAGACGCGCTATCGCGGGAGTTCGTCCGCAAGAATGAGGCGGGCGACTGGGAGTGGGGCGACGCGAACCTGCACACCGTGGGGCTATTCGGCGCCCAGTCCCTGCTGGGCACCATGGCTGGAGCCGGTGCTGGCGCAGGTATCACCAAGGTGTTGCAGACGTTCGCCAATCCTGTCGGGCGTGCGGCATTGCTTCAGGCCGCTCAGATGGGGACCCGAGCGGAGGCCGCACTAGCAGGAGGCGAGTCCAGCGCGGCGGTAATCCAGGCCGCCGAACGCGGACGCGAGGCGATCAAGAAGCTGGCGCTAGTGGACAAGGTGATCGGCACTGCGGGCTTCGCTGCCGGTGAGGGCATTGTGGGCGGCGCCTCCGCTGGCGTGAACGTGTACGACCGGGTCATGACGATGGATCCGGCAAAGATCCAAGAGAACCCCCGCTACCGCCAGGTGTACGAATCGACTGACGACTCCATGCCCGAGCTGGAGCGCCATCAGTATGCTGCAGAGACGGTCGCGCGCGAGGCGTCCACCCTTGCCGGTTTGCAGTCTGGTCTCACCACCGCGCTGCTGGGTGGACCAATGGGCGCGTACTTCGGGTCCATGTTCGGCAAGTCCGCGATCGGCAAGCTGGCCCAGTCCCGGGCCGCCAGAGCGGCCACAGGTGCCGCTGGTGAAGCCGCGCAGGAATTCGCCCAGGGTGCCGCGGAGCAGGCGATCAGCAACGTGCAGGTGCGCGACGCTGGCGACACCGACGTGGGCGTGTGGGATGACGTACTGAATCAGGCGCTGGGTGGCGCGCTGGCAGGCGCTCCCGCGGGTGGTGCCCTAGGCGCATTCGAATCCGAGCCGATGCACAACCTCCCGTCAATCGAGGAGTTGCAGCAGCGGGTCAAACCACCACAGGAAACACTGGCGCTGCCGGCGCCTCGGCCCGAGGCAGATTTCACCGTGGGCCCGAACGGCGAGACGATCCCGCGCGGCCAGACCCGACCTGATCAGCTGGCGCTCCCGGCTCCAGGCGCCCATGCGGACTTCACGGTCACCAGCGAGGGCGAGACGATCCCGCGAGGCGAGGAGCGCAGTACCCCGCCCGATCCCATGCAGCAGTGGGCACGGGATTCTCGGGCCATGCGGGCCGAGATCAACGCTAACCAGGAGGCTCGCCGGCAGCAGGAAGCGCAGACGCTAGGACCATCGCCCGAGTCGCGACTGAAGCCGGAAACAGTCGAGCGAATGAAAGCGGCGGCTACTGAGGCAGTACAGGCCGGCGTCGATCGCGAGGCGGTGCTGGAGATAGTGCGCACGGCGGCATCCGGGAAGATCGCGCCGGTGGCCGCAATGCGACGCATGACCCAGTTGCGCACCGAGGTCAGCAGTCGCCAGGCATTGCCCGCCCCCCGATCAGCCAGTGCATTCGAGGTGTCACCCACCGGTGAGGCCCGCCAGCTGACCGAAGCAGAAGCGCGCCAGGCCAACGATCGCGTGGCCGCTGCCAATCAGGCCAAGGTCGAGATGGGCACGGCCCCGGTGAAGGCGCCGGGCCTGGGAGGAAAGCGCGAGCAGATCGCTACCCGTGCCTGGAAAGAGCAAAGCCTGCGCCGTGTGGAGACCGCAGCCGAAGAAGCGATCAATGCTGGCGTTCCCCAGGAAGTGGCGGATGGAGTTCTGACCCGTCTCGACAAGGGCGAGGTGGCGCCACTGGTCGCGGCCCGACAGCTGAAACAATTACAGAATGCCCAAGTCCAACAGGCCCAGACCCAGGTCCAGACCGAGGAACCGCGAGCGCCGGAGCCGGAAGCCGAGCCAATCGCCGGGGCCGCGCCAGCCGCCGATGTTCCACGGGAAACTCTTGCACCTGCGCCGCAGGTAGAGGACGTAAATCTCGGAACTGCGAAAACTTCTGAATCCGACGAGGCCAGGCCGAAGCCGCTGATGAAGCGCGGCAAGCAGACCGAACAGCGGCTTGGCCTGCTGCCCCGGGACATGCGGGAGGAATTGTTCGGAATTCACGCCAACTTCAATGACCCGGAGGCGACGCAGGCGGACTTCAACCTGAAGAAGGTGCCGCGTCGGTCGCTGCGCATCGACAACATCGATGGGCTGATGGACATCCCTGAAGCACAGCTGGAGCGCTACAGCAAAGACCCGAGCAAGATGCCGCCGGTTGTGATCGCCGATGGCCGACTTGTCGACGGCCAGCACCGTATTGCGCGAGCCAAGCAGCAAGGCATCACCGAGCTGGATGCTATCGACATGACTGGCCTAATTGATACAAACGAGGCCGGCTACATCACCGAATTGCCGCAGGATCAAGCACCTGCAGGTGGACTAAAAAATGAGGGGGATAAAGGAACTAGCCCGCCTACTACGCCGAAGCGTGAAAAGCTCTACCGCGGCAAAGGCGGCGACTCAGGACAGGCGCGCTACTTCAGCACCGACAGGGAGTTCGCGCGAAACTTCACCCGCTCTGGCCAGGACAGCGAGATCGAGGAGCGGGACATAGACCCCGCTGAAATCTACGAAGCGAAGGAGTTGCCATTCGCGGGGGACGAGGGCGCAATGGACGCCGCGATCGCCGCCGCGAAGGCCGGAGGATTCAAGGCGCTTAGGGTGGATGAAGGCGAGGGGCAGCCGCGCAGCGTGTTCATGCTGGACGACGCATCACCGGCGCGCCGTAAGCAGGGTTCGCGCCCAGCCAGCACTAGCGCGGCAAGCGCCGTACAGAAAGAACTGAAGGATTTCCTGGCCGCAGTCTCACCGCTGGTCGACACCCAGGTGTGGGAGACAGCGCAGCAGTTCCAGGAAGCCACTGGCATCACCGCCGATGGATCCGTGAAAGGCGTCTGGGAACAAGGGACCAATCGGGTCCACCTGATCGCCGAGAACCTGGGCAAAGGCGAGGCATTGAAGACGGCCGTGCATGAGGTGTTCGGCCACCTGGCGATCGAGCGTTTCCCTGCCGGCGAACGGGCCATTCAATCGGTGCGCCAGCAGATCGAGGCGGGCGCCGCATGGACCAAGCCCTACGTGGACGAGATCGCGCCGCTGTACGGCAATATCACCAGCGACGAGATGGCCCGTGAGGTCATCGCCCTCATGGCAGAGAAGGGCGAAAAGAACGGGATCATGTCCAAGCTGATCGCCGGCCTGCGCGGGTTCCTGCGCAAGATGGGCGTGGACATCGACTGGACGGAGGCCGAGCTGCGCGAGCTGATTGCCCGCTCTGCACGCGCGCTCAAGCAGGAGGCGATCAAGGCGCGACCGAAGCTGGCGAAACTGACCCCGGCATCATCCGACCAGGACATTCTGGAGGCGATCGAGGAGCAGTTCCCGGCCAACGTCGTGGCACTTGATGCATACGTTGCGTTACGTGCCGCGCGCGATCGAGCCACTGGCGAGCAGGCCGCCGAGCTGGACGCCGAGATCGCCTCAATGGAGGGGGCAAAACAGGAAGGCGACACTACGCTGCGCCTAAAGAAGCCGCTACGTAGCGCTGGCGAGCCCACCATTGAGCTGGACCGGAAGCGCTATCCGATCCGCGACGCGAACGGGAAGCTGGTCGCCGAGACGCCCGAGCAACAGCGCAATTTCTGGCGGTGGTTCCGGGGCAGCAAAGTGGCGGACGCCAGGGGCCGTCCCCTGCGTGTATTTCACGGGACCCTGTCCGAAAACATTGAGGGATTCAAACCAGGAGACGATGGAGCCGGATGGTTTGCTGTCGATCCCGAGGTGGCGGACATTTTCGCCCAGTCATCGCGTGATTCGACTGTATACCCCGTCTATCTGGCGCTGACCAATCCGCTGGATACGCGAACCCCTGCCGGCAAGGAAACGTTGCACAAGCTGGTGGACTTCGACGCGGCCGCCACTATCGCCGAGCAACTGGCGCCGCACGGCTACGACGGCATGATTGCCGAGGAATTCCCCGGCAAGACGACTTACCTGGCCTTCCGGCCGGAGCAGATTAAATCCGCCATCGGAAACCGGGGTACGTTCGATGCCAAGGACCCGCGCATCCTGTTCCGTAAGGGCGCGGCAGCGGCCGACCCCAAGGTCCAGGCGATCCTGGACCGCGTGATGGTGAAGCCGCCCGAGGCCATGACCATGCGCGATCGAGCGCGCGAGCTGTGGCAGAAGATCACAAACACCAGCGCGCTTGAGCTGAAGCAGGGTTTCATCGATTCCTTCGCATCGATCGAGGCGCTGGAGCGCAACGCCAACAACGGCGCGCTGCGCGATGCCGCGGACAGCGCGTACAAGGCCGCTCTAGCCACGAAGAACCTGTCCAGCGTCATGGCGGGGGTGATGCTCAAAGGCGTGCCACAGTTCAAGAACGGCGCCTACCAGCCCGCTCCGGGCCGCAAGGGGATCATCGACATCTTCGATCCGCTGACCAAGCATAAGGACGGGAACCTGCTGTCCCAGTGGGAGGGCTACGCAGCCGCCCGCCGAGCGTCCCGACTGATCAAGGAGAAGAACGTCGATGGCAGCAGCCGCGAGAATCTGTTCACGCAGGAAGAGATCGACACGTTGCTGACCCTGGAGAAGAAGTATCCAGAGTTCGCCAAGGTTTTCGACGAGTGGCAGGTGTTCAACAAGCAGGTGTTGGACCTGGCCCAGGAAGCCGGGATCGTGGATCCCGAGACCCGCGTGCTGTGGGAGCGCAATGATTACGTGCCCTTCTACCGTGTAGCCGAGGAGCTGGGCGACAAGTCCAAGGGCCCGAGCACCGGCGGCGGCCTGGCGAATCAGCGTTCCGGTATCCGACAGCTGAAGGGCGGCGAGGCCCAGCTGGGCAACGTGTTCGAAAACATGATGATGAACACCGCCCACCTGATTGACGCCAGTTTCAAAAACCGAGCGATGCAGCGGATCGTGGAGCTGGGCACCGGGACTGCGATGGAGAAGGTGGACCTGGACTGGGAGGCCGTGAAGTTCAACGACGCCCAGCTGGCGAGTGCCCTGCGCAAGGCGGGAATCGAGGTCGATTCGATGAACAAGGCCCAGCGCGAGCACTGGTCCACCCTGTTCCGTCGAATTGCTCCGAAGGGTCCGAACATCGCCAGCGTGATGGTCAACGGCAAGCCCGAGTATTACGAGGTCACCGATCCGCTGGTGCTTCAGTCGATCGCCGGCCTGGGTTACGACAACTTCGCCGATGTGTTCGGCCTGTTCCGCGGCTCGAAGAAGCTGCTGACCGGCGCCATCACGGCGGACCCCGCGTTCATGATGGCCAACTTCGTGCGCGACACCCTGTCCAACTGGGTGATCAGCGACGCTTCCACCAAGCCGATGATCGACGCGGTCAAGGCGTTGAAGGCCACGCTGAAGGACGACCCAGACCTGGTGCAGTTGATGATGGCGGGCGCCGGCGGCGGCGGTTTCTACGACAGCGCGCCGGAGGACATTCGCAAGCTGATCGCCAGCCGCGTTCCGCCGAATCAGCAGAGCGCGTTCCTGGATTCGGTGGTCGGACCGAAGAACATCTGGCGGCTGTGGCGCAAGATTGGAGCCGCAACCGAAAACGCCAACCGTATCGCCACCTTCCGGGCGGTACTGGATGCCGGCGGCACAGTGGCTGAGGCGGCCTACCAGGCGCGGGATGTTCTCAACTTCGGCATGGCCGGCAACTTCGGCGCAATGCGCTGGCTGACACAGTCGGTGCCCTTCCTGAATGCCCGCGTCCAGGGTCTTTATCGCCTGTACCGCGGCGCTCGCGACAACAAGCGGGCATTCTTCACGAAGGGCCTGATGCTGACCGCGGCGACGATGGCGCTGGCGCTCACCAACGAGGACGACGATCGTTACGAGGAGCTGCCGGAGTGGGACAAGGACACGTACTGGCACCTGTTCCTGGGCGATGAGCATTACCGCATCCCGAAGCCCTTCGAGATCGGCGCGTTGTTCAGCACCATCCCGGAGCGCATGTACCGTACAGCGGCCGGGCGGGATTCTTCACGCATCCTCGGCGAGCGGATGTTCCAGATGTTCAGCGACACCTTCGCATTCAACCCGGTGCCGCAGTTGGTCAAGCCGATCATCGAGCAGTACGCCAATCGATCGATGTTCACCGGATCACCGATCGTCGGCATGGCCGAGCAGCCGTTGCAGCCCGAGGCGCAATTCACGCCCTGGACCAGCGAGACCATGCAAGAGCTGGCGAAGGCGATGCCGGATTTCGCGCCAGCCTGGCTGCGTTCGCCGAAGCGATTGGAGGCAGCATTGCGCGCCTACACGGGCGCGATCGGCATGTACATCCTGGGTGCCTCCGACCAGGTGGTGCGCACCGCCCTGGGCTACCCGGAGGAGCCGCAGCGCAAGCTGTACGATCTGCCGGTGGTCAGCCGATTCTGGAAGGATCCAGACCCGCGGCACACCAAGTACGCGGACGAGCTGTATTCGATGATGGACGAGGCGAACGCCATCTCCAGCACCGTGAATCGGTACACCAGGGAACGGCGGTTCGAGGAGGCGGCCGAGCTGCGCACCGCGAACAAGGACAAGCTGGCTGTGCGCGTGCGTCTGAATCGCCTGGGCACACAGGTCCGCAACGTCAACAACCAGATTCGACTGATTCAGCTGGATCGGAACATGGACGCGGCGACCAAGCGCACCCGGATCGATGCGCTGGTGGATCGCAAGAACGACATCACGCGAGAGGTCGCCAGGTACAGCGATATCTTAAGGGCCGGCTAGTCACCGGCCCTT